ATATTGTGCTGGAAGCCGGCCAGTCCCTGACCATCAAAGCACCGGGCGGTTTTATCAAAATTGACGGCGCGGGCGTCACTATCGTCGGCGCGGTGGTCAAGATTAACGACGGCGGCGTGCCGGGTGTCGGGACGGCGCTGACCTCCATTGAACCGGACGCACCTGCCGGACGCGCCGGATCGTCGCTAACACCGGGTTTATCCTGTCCGCCTCCGGCCATTCCCGCTGGCGGTATCCCTGAGCCGACATGACGGAGAATATAGCGTGACCTTGTCTCAATCCTTTTTGATCGCCGGACCAGACCGCGAAGACGGCTGGCAGGAGCGACTGGCGGAAGGCGGCTGCTTTGTGCTGGTAGAGGCGTCCAGGGCACAGGGACCAATCATGTAATGGCAGAGCTCATTTTTTCACAGCAGCAATTGACCCTACAGGAGCGACAAACTTTCGCCGCAGGATATTCGGCGGCACTTCCCGATGCGTTTACAGCTTACTATCTTCGGGTTAATGGTGGGGTTGTTGCCGAATCTGACGTCGACGCGAGGCGTGGGGGCTACCGGTTAATGGCTTCAATCCTGTCAAATATGGTAGCCTGACCATTGAGAGCCTGATTGAAGATATCCGCGAAATTAATGCCGGGGATGGATCGCTATGCTGACGCTATAAAGCGTTTATCCCTTTTGCCTATGACTGCGGTGGTAATACGCTTTTTATGTCACTTAAAGATGATGACTACTCGTCAGTTTACCTTTACGCCTCTGATGGTGAAAACATCATTTTGGTCACGCCCTCTTTTCAGTCATTTATTTACAGACTGCATAAGCAAGACTAAATCACATCAGCCCGCCATTTTTAACAGGATGCTCGCCATCACCATAAAATGGGTAAGCCATCAGGATGGCGGTCGAAGAAGCTCACCGCCGGGTGGCACCTGGTACGCCACGCCCCGTTTTCCTTCCGATGCTAATGTGTGGAGTCTGGTCTTTGAATTAGCCGCTGCGGTTGAAACTGGGGATGGCCCGGTGAGTTCAGGTCACGTTAGATTCTTGATGGATAACGCGCCGGTAGAAAGGTTACGTTTGTGTACTTCATTTGCGGTTTATAAAGGCCCACATAGGGTGGGAGATGGGAGAGGCTAGCAAAAGCCTGGAGAAATAAGTCAATGTACTATGCGGTAATGATGAACAATTATGCCTCCTCTCTTGTCCCCCGTTATCTTCGCGTTCTTATCGATGATAAATTACCGGTAAATGCCTCCTGGGAATACGACAGCTCTGCACATTCTTATCCTTACTATATTGCCGACCCTGAATGTCCTGATGCTATCTACCTGCTGTGCCGAAAGGATGCTGGAGCACTGCAATTCTCGTACTACAACCACGGTATGGGGCATATTATCAGCGACGATCTTCATCGTTTGCTGGCCTCATTACGCGTAAGCCACTCCTATACTAAGCGGCTTATTGCCACGTCCATTGGAACGGGCGATGTCCTGCGATCGGATCTCCACTATATCTCTGGCTGGTTGGCGATGAAGGGCTTATCGATATGGAGCAATCCAGGATCGAGGAAGACAAGCGAGGAAGACAGGTCCCATGGAATCTGACCTTCAACGATAAGGCCCGGGATTACGACGTTTTGACTATCCGGGAAACGGTGTTGAGTGGCTTCCTGTTTGTCACTGGCGATGTGGTTGTGCAGTTTGAAAAACTGCATGGTGCCAGGATCGTGCCAGCCGATGAACTGTTAAGCCACTATTGCAAAGATTATCGCTACGACCGATGGAACCCATTTTCCTCACGGGCTTGAAAACGATTATACGCTGTTGGCGGATAATGAAACGATACAGGGCGACCTGCAGGATATCTACCTGGAAGCGGCACAGGCACATCATATCCTTCAGGGATAAGGCTTTAACCTCTGTCTTCATCGTATAAAATCCCCTCCACCCAGCTCACACCTCCTTAATTCTGTTAAGGGATTTGTTACCTATTTGCTGGCAAAATAGTTAAAGTCGTGATTATTTACCCGATAAATAGCGCGAAGGCTATATTGTCTGCCGACGCCCCGTTTTGCTGTCCGGGCTGATATCACCTGTTTATCCATTTCTACGGCAGCGCTTCTCAGAAAGCGCTTAGAGGAAACCATGCATCCTGAACAATTTGTCGATGTGATGAAAAAGGTCGTCAGCGAATCTTCGGTTGAGGGCGTCATCTCTGTTTTAAATTCTCCGCCGGGACGCAGGCCGAAAGCTGACCTGATGGCGATGTCGGCGTTCTGGCACACGGCAAGCGGCGAGCAAAAAGAGATGATGACTCAGATTATTCGGCTGGCCGTAGATAATGCCGCGTTTGGTTTTTTATGCGTGCTGGATGGCGTCAGGGCCATTGAGGATAGCGAGCATAAAGGCGAGCTTTCTCTGGTCTGGCGCAAAAATGATGAAACGGTAGTGCTTAACCAGAATGAGGATCTGCACGATTACTACAATGCGGTCTGACGGCGGGGTCCCAAACTTAACCTGCGGTGAACCGCACTCTTTAAAAACATTCTGGAATGAATATCAATGGATATGAAACATCCGAACATTGACACCTTGTTTGCTGATTTGAATCGTTCACTGAAAGGCGTATTCAGTCGGGAGGAGCGTCGCACGCTCCAGCTGCTCGTTGAACAGGAGGCTTACGGCCCGGCGCTGTATCAGGTCATTGACCTCTCCCTAAAGGAAGGTAAAACCATCAGTGCGACGTCGTTCAACATTGTTACTATGCTGCTGGACCACGCGCCATTTCAGAAAGCACCCAACTAATTTGAAAAAAAGCTTTAAAACCAGTGATAAAGCGTGAGCTGGTCAGCTATCTGACCGCGTAGTTTGCCATGAGCTTACGTCAGGCATGCAGGACATTGTCGCTGAGCAGGACGGCATTTCGTTATCAGCCGGATACGCGACGTGATGAACCGGTCATTATGGCGCTGGCCGTGGCGGCTGAACGCTATCCGCGACACGGATTTAAAAAGCTTTTTCAGGTGCTGCGCAGGCAGTGCAACAGCTGGAACCATAAGCGCGTTCACCGGATTTACTACCTGCTGAAACTGAACTTTCGCCGCAAGGGTCAGCAACGTCTGCCACTGCGCAACCCGGCGCCGCCAGAGTCGCTCAACCAGAGCGGGTCCATCGATTTTATGCACGATGCGCTGGTGTGCGGCAGACGCTTGCGGACCTTCAACGTGGTGGATGATTTTAACCGCGAAGCACTGGCTACCGAAATTGACCTGAATATCCCGGCGCAGCGGGTCGTGAGAGTGCTGGACAGGATCGTGGCAAACCGCGGATATCCGCTGAAGATGCGGATGGATAACGGTCCGGAGCTGGTCTCGCTGACGCTGGCACAATGGGCAGAAGAGCATGGTGTGATACTGGAATTTATCAGGCCCGGCAAGCCAACGCAGAATGCCTTTATCGAACGGTTCAACCGAACACACAGAACAGAAATACTGGATTTTTATCTGTTCAGAACACTGAATGAAGTACGGGAAATTACAAAGCGCTGGCTGGCTGAATATAACGGCGAGCGCCCCCACGAATCCCTGAATAACCTGACGCCGGAAGAGTACCGGCTGATGGCTGAAACCCCGGAAATCTCAAAAAGTGCGTGGAACTAAAACGGGTGTGCTTACAAATGAATAGGTATTTTAGCAAGTAAATTTTGAGCAGTCATTACTGATCACATCGTCTAAATACCTTCGACGACTAAACCGGAATACCGTAGCAGAAAATGTAATGGAGCCAGGCTGTCAGATATTATAATTTAGTTAAAGTTGAATATCTTGGGTTTATAAAGAGTGGATTTATATTAGCGTTAATTATGAATAGCATAACGCTATAAAATTTAATATTACACTAACCTGATTAATTAAAAATGGTAGTTGTCAAATACTCTTTTTAATATCTAAGCATTACATATCTCAGAACATATTATTAATAGGAAGGAATATTGAAGTATACGCACTTTGTCTTTAAGCTCAATAAGGGAGTTGACATCTGTAGAATTATTAAAGTCATTGCCATGAGCTATTTTGTGGCGTTTATTATTTAAATCATCTAAAAACGTTTGCCATAAGCTCCGGCCACGATAAATTGTTGGGCTTGTGAAGTAAGCATTTTTCCGTACCCTATAAGGAAAGTTACAAACTTTTCTTTTGGTTAAAACAGATATGGCATTAAGGGTTATTTTAATTTGTGGGGACGTCATCGCGAAAACTTTATCAAACCTGGAGTTGTGCAGATTTTTAAAAATATCAATAACTCCAAATCTCGATGCTATATTGCCAATGACATCTGGTTTTGGATTTCTATTCCTGTCTGAAATGAAGGGGTCGGGTGATATTTTAAAATCATCCGTTTTCTCAAGATCATCCATGAGGCATTGTATTGCATCCTGATACCCCGGAAACGCCTTTTCATCAAAGCCCAAATATTTTTTACAGTAAGTTCGCTTAAGTGAAGTTGGTAGTTCTTTAAATTTTATTGCGGCATAATCACTAATAATGTTCTTCACCGCACCTTTAACAAATCCCTCCATATGTGCCACAATCAGAACGGTAATGGATCTGCAAATTGCATTATAAAGCTCTTCATTAGAGTTCTGAACTCGGACCGCTTCTTCAACTAAAATATCAACTTCTTTCCATTGAAGATCAACAGTATCCAGATAGTCTGCAATGAAGGTAGCCATTATGCTGCACCCTTTGCCTTATTAATCCTGGTGTTCAACTTTGTCACATCATTAACACTTCCTTCACATGCTGCAAAGAATTCTGAATCAGAAAACATTTCGTGAATTTTATCAAGAGTAATTACTGTTCCTTTTTTTTTGCTTTCTATAAATAGATGTGTAATTGAATCATAAACAGCAGCGTTAAAGTCAGACATCTTATCAACTTCCCCGTCAACTATTCGATACTTTGTGAAAGGATACTCTATCCCAGAATCTTTTATGGCTTTAAATGTATTGTTAAATAATATTTCCATATCGCCTAATTGTTGCTGGGAAAGGCTATTGAATGAGTTCATTTTGCTTGTAAGAAAGTTTTTAAATTTACCTTTATAATCTCTAAAACTATCTTGATAATTTATGGCAAAAAAGCGTAATACAAGCTCTTCATCTTCCATTTTTCTAACGCGAGAGCTATCAGGGGTTAATTTACAAGCTGATACGAAACTTTCATTTCGAGACAGTTTTTTAACAAGATCTTTGAATGGTCCTCTGCACGTAGCATTTCGAAGCTCCTGTGACTCTAACTTTACCGAACCAGAGTTCAGTCTTTCAAATATATCGTACTTAACCTGAGGATCAAGTGTTGAGTCAATTCTTAGGCATCTAATACTCCTTTCTTCAAGGCGTCTAATTAAAAATGGTGGTAAGTCTTTGTTGTAAGCTCCATTAAGTTGGTCTAAAACCTCTAGTCCTTGCAATTGATATTTGTTATCAAAAAAATTAAAAATGGCTGTCAGTCTCTGTTGACCATCAATTACCGAGAATCGAGATAGCTCAGAGTCTACTTCTTCATCAACATCAACGTCTTGAGATATATAAATGAAAGGGATAGGTATGTTAAGTATAAGACTTTCAATTAACCTTGAAGAAGTTTCATCATCCCAACGATGTTTTCGCTGATATTCGGGATTCAATTTTATCACATTTTTTTTTATTTTTTTTACTAGGGTTTCTAAGTCATACTCAATAGTTTGGGTTTTGACTGTGCGTTCTTTAGCTATTTGTTGTAGTTCATCAAGGTTGTGTTTAAGGTTTGTCATGTTTTCTCCATGAAAAGACGTATCTAAGGGAAGTCTTTACTGCAATCGGTGATTAACAAATTATGCAGCTAATTGCATGGGATTGCATTAAAAATGGAAGGTTAAACTTCACACTTAAGAGTCCATGGTGTAAGACTTGAACGACATGATGTGACTTTATTAAGACCGCCCAGTTAACAGCGGTCAGGGAACAGGTGAGCAGGGTTGACTCCCGGGGCCGATGGCTGGTAAGGACATCCAGGATGCTCTGGTTTCTACCAGAGGGAATCCTTGCTGAAGTGGGTTTTACCAGTGGCGACTGGATGAGCCGTTGTGCGCCAGACTATGCCTTCCATGCGTGAAATCCTGCGAACAGTTGCAGCATCAGCGCGCGAAAGTGTCGCAGTAAGTCAGGTGACTGGATAAGCCACATCTACCAGACAATCAGCGATTCATTCATAACATTAAGGCCAACGTGGAAAACGGGGAGTCGGTTGGCCAGCGTCACTGGCAGCGATGAAACAGAGATTGGCGGGAAAATGAAAATTGCGGCTGCAGGCGATATCGAGACGAAAACAGTGGCAGAATTGGTAGAGGAAATTGCAACCCTGCGCCGCAGCGTTGCCGGAGATTATTGGCTCCACGGCGTATATCGGTACCGGCAGCATCAACGCTCCGCAGATGATGCTGGAGACGATTGACTTGCGGTGTCAGCTGGCGCAGCAGTGTGCAAGCCATACCCACCCGGACACAGGACGGCCAACCCACGCCAGCGCGTTCACCAGCACGGCCAGCGCCGCCAGTGCGACACGTGGTAAGTACGAAGATTTATAGCCTGGCTCAAGGCACCTTTCCGGCCCGCTTTACGCGGGCTAATGAGATGGTCACCCCCCCTGCCAGCGTACCGCTCACAGGGGGGACCATAAGTTTTTATGCCCTCAGCAAAGTGGCGGCAAAAAATCCACCGCCATTTCATCGCCACTAGAAAATAAGATAACAAAAAGCCACTCTTGCGAGCGGCTTAATTGTATGATTTTAAAGCTAAAATTTGGTGGCCCCTGCTGGACGTGAACCAGCGACCAAGCGATTATGAGTTAAATTTCAAGTTCTTACTTAAAAATACTTATCTATAATTTTCAGTTAGTTAAATAAAATCCCATCACTGTATAAATAACCAGAAATACTCTAAAATACTTACTTGCGGTATCCTATGGGTATCCTGGAGCCTGCAAGCGATTTGCAGGATACCCTAATCGCTTGGTATGGGGTTTTTGTGGAAACATTCAAATTTACGAAAGCCAAGCTTGAAAGCCTGCCGGCTGCCGAACTTGGTCAGGTTGAGTATGGTGATACCGTTGTTAATGGCCTGCGGCTTCGAGTGGGTATCAGTGGCTCTAAGAGCTTCTGTATCTCGCGTAAGAGAAACGGGAAATTCATCCGTGCAACACTTGGCCGATTCCCGGACCTGACCATTGATAATGCCAGGGCAAAGGCGCTTGAGTTGCTGGGGGATGTTGCCACGACCGGCAAGAACCCGAATGCCGTGAAGCGAATTAACGATAAAGCTGCAGTGACGCTCTATGAGGCGCTGGAAACTTACATTCGCAGCCGTGCCCACCGTTTGAGCAGCAGCTCAGCAAAACAATACCGCTCTACCCTGGAGAACTTCTCCGGTGACTGGATGAAACAGCCTATCGGCTCCATATCCCGTGAACGTGTTGAAAATCGCCATAAGGCCGTTACAGATGGCACTGCATGGTTTGGCCCAGATAAATCCACTCTGCGGGCTGGTGTCGGTTCAGGCAGCAAAGCGCAGGCTGATTTGTGGGCTCGTGTGCTTCGGGCAATTTACCGCTTTGCTCATGACCACTATCGGGATGATGAAGGGAAGACCTTGCTACCCGATCCGCCGACTCAGGTTCTCAGCACAAAAAGGCAGTGGCACGGTACCATCAGGAAAACGGATCGCATTCGTACTAACGAGCTGGCTAGATGGTTTAAAGCACTGGTGGATGTACGCGATAGAGCTGAACTGGGACGAGATGATATTGCTGCGGCTGTCTGTGATGCTGTGGAAATGGATATTTTTACCGGGTTACGTAAGTCGGAGATACTGGGCTTAACCTGGGATCGTGTGAATATTGGTGCCCGGTACTTTTGGATTGATACCACCAAGAACGGCGACCCGTTAGAGCTACCTATCACCGAAACCCTGTTAAATCTTTTTCGTCGGCGTTTGAAGATGAAGACCGGAGAGGAGCTTTATGTTTTCCCCGGCGTTAACGGTGAGATCAAAGAATACCGCCACGTTATCGACCGTATCAGCGCGGCCACCGTTCCAGATCCTAACCCGGATATGGTGAAGCCGATTCCGTTCAAGTGGCATGACGGCCGCCGGACATTCGGAACGGTCGCTGAGCTGGTGGGCGTAGGTAACTATATCCTGAAGCGGCTGCTGAACCATCGCACAATGAGAAGTGCTGATGTTACCCAGGGTTATCTCCATTTCAGCGCTGATGAACTGATGGAACCAGCTTCAAGAATAGAACGAGCAATACTTGAATATGCTGGGGTGATTGAAGGTAAGAAAGATATTAACACTCAATTAATGTCCGCGTTGGCGAATCTTAGTGAAGAAGAGAAACGAAAATTAATCTTCGAAATTTCAAATGATAAAAAGGGTTATCAGCTATGACTCATGGTGAAATGAGACTTAGAGCTACAATGGTGGCTACGTTTATAAACGAGCTTTTCGTTGATGGCACCGACTCAATGGCTATTTCAGTTTTACGTGATGGCTTTAATAAAGACTCATTTGCAAATTCCTCTAGAAATATAGTTAATAATATAATTAATTATTTCGAGTGTTCTGATAATCCAATTGAGGAATTCCTTTATTTTATTGGGGTCGATAGTGATGAAACTGATAACGACGAGCAGTCAATTAATACGTTGTTGTACATGGACAAGAAGAAAACACCATTCTTAACTGATATCCAATTATCAGGTGATGGAGTCACAGTTTTGAATTCCGCACTTGCGTTACATTTTTTAGGGATGAAAAATAATGCGAATAACCTTGCGAGAGTTGGTATTAAGTTGCTAATGGAAGGGGTTTTTAGCGATGAAATATCTATCAGGGAGTTTAATGAAATAGCACAAAAGGCTATTTCAGACGCACAGAGAGAAAAGGCAAAAAGACCTCGTAGCCCATATCATTCAGAGGTCATTGAAGTCATTAAACTTACTTGGGCAAAATATCCTTGCGGTGCAAAAACAGCACTACTTGATGCCTTAGCAGCTCATTACCATGGCAAGGTAAGCCGTAACGCATTGGATAACTGGATCTCTCTATCCGGATTGAGGCCCCCAAAACCAGAAAAATATACACGACTTGAATTAGTATTCCCCCAATAGCTGGTTGTTGGGGGATAGTTACTGGTTATTGTGTCGTTGTATCCGGTAGCTGGGAACCAGTAGCCTGTTACTGGACTGATAAGTCATTACGCCATCATAGATATTTATCACTGTTGTTAACTCTTAATACACGGTGATAAATATGAAGTTAGTCAATTCTCCTTTCTCGTTAGAACGCCTTACCCGCGCTGAAGCTGCTGCGTATCTTGGTGTTAATTCTCAAACTCTTGCTAATTGGGCTCATACCGGAAAAGTGGAAATCCCACACCATAAGGTAGGGCGCAAGGTTATCTATATGAAGTCAGATCTTGATTGCTATCTTGCAGCGGGTCGCCGTACTCAGACGGCGTGAGGTGGGGTATGTCAGATAAAACAAAAGCGGCCTTGCCGGGCCGCCAATGTCATTACCAGAAACTTAATCAAACACAGCATACCAGGCCTGCCGCTGGTGGTCAAAGTCTGCAATCTCCTGAGTTTTCAGGAACTGCGCCATTGGCGCGGTTAGGGTGCTGTGATATAGCAATGCCCTCCTCAAAATTGAGGAGGGGTATGCTGCAATGCAGTACACCCACCCCTCATCTTTGCGGATCTTCTTTGGCCTTCTTACGCTGGCGGCGTTTGATCTCGCTTTCTAAGGCAGCGACAACAAATTGCCCTGTACTTTCGCCGGGTTCCTTCCATTGCTCAATTGAATCAGCAACATCATGCGGCACTCTGGCCGCGATAGTCTGTGATTTTCCGTTAACTGCTTTGGTTGCCATGCCTGTTCACTCCATTAAAGGTGTTCAACAGTATGACCGAAATAAAAAAAGTGTTCAACACTTGACGTGTTCAACACCTTCCTTTAAATTGGTGTTCAACACTTTGTGTTTTCCAAACACAAATACAGCGAAGCCCGGCAGTGTACCACCACTAACCGGGCCTCTAACCACCACCGTTAGCGTAGATAACGAGGCAGCTATGAAAGATCATATCACACACCCGGAAGGGCGGAACAACTACACCTGGCGCTTTTTGGCACTCAAACGTTCGGATTTGAAATCCGCACCTTGCCGCCTTTCCGTTGAGGCTGCAACCGAACGCGAAGCCCGTAGCATTCTGGCACCACACTTCATCCTGTCTCTGGCCGCCCGCCTGCCAGTTGCGGAGGTGCGCCATGCATAACCAAAAAGAAGTGATGCAGGCCCTACAGAACGCACAGAAAGCCAGTGCTGCAGTTCGTGCGCTTTTGCACTCATGGGTTGAGCTTCCGGGGGCTGAAGTGGAACTGCTGCTTGAAATGTCCTCTGAATATGCCGACGAGGTTACTGCGTATCTGATTAACCTGTCTGGCGAAGATGATGGGGAGGTGGACCATGCATGACATGTCTATCGAATTAATCAGCTCAATGGCTTGTGAGTTGGCTTCCCTCCTGCTGGTGGTTGAAGAATGCGATGTGGATGGGGTTATCCGGGAAAACCTTATCAGTCTGGCAAGGCGTGTTTCGGACAATCTGGCGGCGGAAATGATGGAGTCTGGTTCTACGGGAGAGAAATCATGATCAGCAACGTCAAATTCAATGAACTGGAAAAGCGCGTTGATGTGCTGGTGGGACGACTGCTGGAACTGGAACAGCAGGTTCGTTCACTGACTGACAGCCAGGGCGGCGAGATCCCGCCGGGTATGACCCCTGTTGCTACGCTGGCGGCCGAGTATGGCGTTTCTACCAAAAAAGCGGAGGAACTGGCGAAGAATACCGGCGTGATGCTGGTCAAAATGAAGTCTGGCGGCTTTATCGCGCCTGATGAGAAGTTCCGGGAGGCGGCCAGACTGGTGCTGCGCAGCGCTAAGCGCAAATATGGGTCTGCATACTGTATCACCCGCTGCTTGGCAAGTTCCAAATGAGCGGAGGTATCCCAAAATGAGGAGCGCGCCAAACTTAAAACACCTGCCAAAGGATAAATTTACCGAAGCGATTATTTTCGCAGGTAAGGATGCTTACTCCCACGCTAAAGGGTGGGAAGAGGGCTTAGGCAAACAAGTTGCAGGGGATTCCATTCCACCTGTTTATCTGGGGCCGAAACAGCTGGTGGAGTTAGCTAACCTGCGTATTGTTGACGATGGACGTCGAACTGCCCGCGTTTATCTGGCGGGCGATATAGAGCCGATCATGATTAACGCTATTGGTGAAAAGCTGGCGTTGGCTGGTGTGCAGGATGCGAAATTGTACAAGGGTATTCCCGATCGGCAGCCGGAGGACTGGCGCGAATATCTTTCGCGTTTGCGAGAGAGGTCCGGTAGCGGTGAAAGCATTGTGGTAAATCTGCCCGTGAAGACGCGGGAGGCCAGATCAGAACCAGGCGATGAACTGAAACCCCACGTGGAGAGCCGCAGCGATGGCCTGTACTGGATAACGCCAAAAGTGGACAAGGACAGCGGCGAGATCATCAATAACGAAACGTGGCTGTGCTCACCGCTTGAGGTGGTGGGTTCCGGTAGTGACGGGGCGGAGCGTTATCTTGTTTTGCGCTGGCGTTCAGCGCGTGGCCACGAAGATATTACCAGGGCGATCCCCTGCGCTGATATTGGTGAGCGTGACGGCTGGCGTTCCTTAAAAGCTGGTGGGGTGAACGTGACCACTAAAAGTACGTTCAGGGCGATTCTGGCTGACTGGCTGCAGCAATGCGGTGCGGGGCAGGAATGGATTATCAGCCATACCACCGGCTGGCATCACGGGGCCTACATCATGCCCGATGGTGAAGTGATCGGCGATCCGGAAATGCCAATTCTCTTTAACGGTCGCAGCGCGGCATCTTCTGGTTATGCCGTTGCGGGCACAGCTGAGAGCTGGCGGGATTCCGTGGCCCGTCTGGCCGGAGGCAACCCTTCCATGATGCTGGGCGTGGCAGCGGCATTATCCGCGCCGCTTATTGGCCTGGTGGGTGCTGATGGTTTCGGTGTCCATTTGTTCGAGCAGTCGAGCGCCGGTAAGACCACCACCGCCAATATTGCGAGCAGCCTGTGGGGTGAGCCTGATGCGTTGCGGCTCACCTGGTACGGTACCGCGCTCGGTATCGCCAACGAAGCGGAGGCGCATAACGACAGCCTGTTACCGCTCGATGAGGTGGGTCAGGGCAGCAGTGCCAAAGATGTTGCCACGTCTGCTTATACCCTGTTTAACGGTGCCGGAAAGTTGCAGGGAGCCAAAGAGGGCGGCAACCGGGAGCTTAAACGCTGGCGCACTGTGGCGATCAGCACCGGGGAAATGGATATTGAAACCTTCTTGGCTGCTGGTGGGCTAAAGGTCAAAGCGGGGCAACTGGTGCGCTTGCTCAACATCCCTATGGAGAAATCGACGGTCTTTAACGGCCTGACAAACGGTAAGGCTCATGCTGACGCGCTGAAAGAAGCATGGATTGAAAACCACGGGGCGGCGGGACGTGAGTGGGTTAAATGGCTGGCGGTTCACCAGCAGGAAGCAAAGCAGGCGGTACGGGATGCGCAAACACGCTGGCGCGGCCTCATTCCGGCTGATTATGGTGAGCAGGTGCACCGCGTGGCCGAACGCTTTGCGATCCTTGAAGCGGCGCTGGTAACTGGTACATCAATAACCGGATGGGGTGAACAGGCCAGCCGTGACGCTATCCAGCATAGCTTTAATGCCTGGGTGAAAGAGTTTGGCACCGGAAACAAAGAGCACCAGCAGATCATCGAGCAATGCGAGGCGTTTCTTAATGCCTATGGTTTAAGTCGCTTCGCACCGTTGCCCTATGATCCGTCCAGTATGCCGATTCGCGATCTGGCCGGGTACAGAAAGCGCAAAAGTAGCCATGATGATGCGCCGCTGGTGTTCTATACGTTCCCCGCAACGTTTGAGAAGGAGATAGCGCAGGGCTTTAATGCCAGGCAGTTTGCCCGTGTGCTTGCCGCTGCTGGCTTGCTTTCTGAGCCGTCCAGCGGGCGCGGATACCAGCAGAAATCCCCGCGTATTGATGGGCGTCAAATCAACGTTTATGTGCTTCACCAGGTTGCGGAAGAAGAAGAGTAAATTACACACATGAGGGATATTAATGTCGGTTCAGTTGGTTCAGTGTCTATTGGTTATATTCATGTGTCTGTTTACTATGACTTTAATATCAAAAAAATGAACCAACACTGAACCAACAAATAGCTGTTTTGAACCAACAAACGGGAAGTTTGAACCAACATCTTTAAAACCTCATGCGCTGAACCAACATGAAAATACCCAATGTTGGTTCAAAACGGGGCTTCGTTGGTTCACTGAATGAAAATAAATCCTTTTAAAACAATAATCTTTACAAATTGAACCAACTGAACCAACATAGTTTTGTATCTATACACGAAAAAAAAGAGGGTGTTATGGACAAGAAAAGTAGCGACGACCTGGTGTATTCGAGGGTGCTTATTCAGAAGATGGTGGAGCACAAAGATATGTTTGGGGTTCCGGACAGCAAAGTAGATTTGCAGCTTATGCCGCTGAGCGAATACCGGGAACTGGTGAAGCGGGAGGCTTTCTTTTTCGTGGATCACAATGACTTTCTGCGGCATCAATTCTCTGGTGAAGTTATCGCCGCCAGCAAAGAGCAACTGGATATCCTTATTGAAGAATTAACAGCGAAGCGCCAGCGTCTTGATGATGCTCTGGATTGCGCTAAGGGATAATTTTGTAAATTATTCGTACTCATGTTTACCCATTCTTACCCCTGCCTCTGACGGGGGTTTTCATTATCTTTTTCATGTATATCTTGATGAGTGGCACTCAGACGTGAGCCGCCACTGGCCGTTAAATCAAGCTGTAGCGAGTACAGCCTGCGAGAGGCAGAAAAAGATTTAACGGCCTCCCCTTTCAAGCGCTGGTTTCACGTCTCAACGTTAATTGTTACGGAAACCACTCTATGAAGAAATTACTCGAATTACGCCAGCAGAAAGCAGCTCTCAAAACTCAGATGCGTTCCATGCTGGACAAAGCCGACACCGAAAAGCGCAGCCTGAACGAAGAAGAGGGCAAAAAGTTCGACGAACTACGCGCCCAGGCTGATGCGCTTGAAGTTGAAATCACCCGTCTTGAAGCCGTCGCCGACGATCAGCGCAATCTGCCTGGCACTTCCGTTGAAGGTGAGCCAGTAAGCAACGACGAACTGCGCCACTACATCATGACCGGTGATACCCGTTCTCTCTCCACGCTGGTGCAGGCTGACGGCGGTTATACCGTTATTCCTGAGCTGGACAAAGAGATCATGCGCCAGTTGCAGGATGATAGCGTGATGCGCTCCATCGCAACGGTGAAGACCACCAAAACCAACGAATACCAGAAGCTGGTATCTGTGGGCGGTACTACCGTTAATCGCGGTACCGAAGGTGAACCACGTACCGAAACCAGCACGCCGAAGATGGAGCGTGTTGATATCAAACTCAACCCGATCTATGCCTACCCGAAAACCACTCAGGAGATTCTCGACTTCTCCGAGGTGGATATTCTGGGCTGGCTGTCTTCTGAAATTGCCGACACCTTCACCGCTACCGAAGAGACCGACTTTGTGAACGGCGACGGTGATAAAAAATCCAAAGGCTTCCTGGCTTACCCTCGCGCGGCCACTGCCGATAAAACCCGCCCGTTCGGTACGCTGGAGAAGATGGAAGCCGCTGACGTTTCCTCTGATGGCCTGATCGACCTGCTGTATAAGCTGAAAGCCAAATACCGTAAAAACGCCGTATGGGTGATGAATTCCAACACTGCCGCCAAACTGCAAAAGCTGAAAAACGGCAACGGGGATTACATCTGGCGCGATCGTCTGGTTGCCGGTTCTCCTGATACGCTGCTGGGCCGTCCTGTTCAGTATCTGGAAACCATGCCGGATGCGGAGGCGGGTAAAGCGTTCCTCGCGGTGGGCGACTTCAAGCGCGGCTATTTCATCGTGGATCACACAACTGGCGTGCGTACCCGTCCTGACAATATCACCGAGCCGGGTTTCCTGAAAATCCATACAGATAAGTATTTAGGTGGCGGGGTAGTAGATTCCCGCGCAATTAAAATTCTCGAAATGTCAGGTTCCGGCTCCTGATTAACAGGGGCTTCGGCCCCTTAATCTTTTGGTGGTTAATTATGAACGAACCTGAGAAAGAATATTTTAATTGCTGTCTGGCTTACCAACCCAACGGCTCACTTATCTGGAAACAAAGACCTGAAAGCCATTTTTCCAGCGCAGCTCAGGCCAAAACATGGAATGCGCGGTACGCCGGAAAGTCTGCTGGCTGTTATTCCAACGGTTACAGAGTCGTTTGTGTAAATAAAAAATTGCAACTGGCGCACCGGGTTATCTGGATTATGCATTTCGGCTCTATACCCGCCGGAATGGAGGTTGATCACATTAACCATGTTAAAAGCGACAACCGGATAACGAATTTGCGGCTGGTTACTCATGCCGTGAATCAGAAAAATTTATCTATCCAGAAAAATAACACTAGCGGAGTGACAGGTATACGCCGTGATAAGCGAAGCAATAAATGGATAGTCCAGATTAAACCTCGCGGACAAAAAACAAAACATATTGGCTCGTTCGATGAATTAGAGCTTGCCATTTCTGCCCGGAAAGCTGCGGAAGTTAAGCATGGCTTTCATAAAAATCATGGGAGCCTTAACCAACAATGAAAACAATCGATTTTGAAATCCGCACCTCTGAACTAACCGCAAAAGAGCGCAAGCTGGTGGGCTATGCCGTGCGCTGGAACAGTCTCTCAGAAATTATCTGGGACGAGTTCCGCGAGCAGTTTGCGCCGGGTGCGTTTAAAGACAGCCTGGCATCCGGTAGCGATGTGCGGGCGCTGTTTGAGCATAACTACACCCAGCTGCTGGGGCGTACCAAATCCGGGACACTGGTGCTGTCAGAAGATGATACCGGGCTGCGCTTCGAGCTGACCCCGCCGAATACCCAGCTTGGCAATGATGTGCTGGCGCTGGTGGAGAGAGGGGATATCTCCGGTATGAGCTTTGGTTTCCGGGCGCTGAAAGAGGCGTGGGATATCGCGCAGTCTCCATACCTGCGTACCGTGACGGCAGCCGAACTGCGGGAAATCACCGTTACCTCTATGCCTGCTTATCCTGAATCCGGTGTGGAAATCGCGCACCGTTCACTTTTCTCCCAACATCCTGAACTGTGCCGCGCTGGCGATAACCGTCGCCGCTGGGCTGACTTAGCGGGGCTGTGATATGTGGAATATCTGGCCGTTTGGCCGTAAGTCTGAACCCTCAGAGCAGTGCAGCATGACCATTGATGAGTTTCTGGCGATGGCAGGGATTCCAAATACCGGATCAGGCGAGTATGTGTCTGCGGGTACTGCGGAATCTCTGCCGGCGGTGATGAACGCCGTGTCAGTTATCAGTGAGGCGGTGGCAACAATGCCCTGCTATCTGTACCGGGTACGCAACGATAACGGGCGTGAGGCGCGGGAATGGCTGAGCAATCACCCGGTCGATTTTCTCCTGAACGAGCAACCGAACGACTGCCAGACGCCTTACCAGTTTAAACGCACGATGATGCGCCACTGTCTGCTGAACGGTAACGCCTATGCGGTGATCCAGTGGGGCCGCGACGGCCAGCCGCAATCCCTGCATCCGTATGCGCCGGGGGCGGTTGTTCCTGAGCGTATCGGCCAGCATAAGTACAAATACACCATTACTGAGCCGTTTACCGGCGCTGTGCGTACCTACCTGCAGGAAGAGATCCTGCACCTGCGTTATTCCACCGACGATGGTTTTTGGGGGCGTTCGCCTATCACCGTCTGCCGTGAGGCGCTTGGTTTAGGCTTGGCCCAGCAGCGCCACGGTGCCAGCATTATGAAAGACGGCATGATGGCGGCGGGCGTAGTCACCACTGCTGAATGGCTCGATAGCGTGAAGGGTAAACAGGCGCTGGACGCACTGGAGCGCTACAAAGGTGCCAGAAACGCCGGGAAAACGCCGATACTTGAAGGGGGCATGGACTACAAGCAGCTGGGCATGAGCAATCAGGATGCCGAATGGCTGGCCTCCCGTCGCTTCACCATCGAAGATATTGCCCGCATGTTCAACGTGTCGCCTATCTTCCTGCAGGAATACAGCAACAGCACCTACAGCAATTTCAGCGAGGCGAGCCGCGCCTTTCTCACCATGACGATGCGTCCGTGGCTGGCGAACTTCGAACAGCAAATCAAATCTGCGCTGCTGGTGGCGTCCACTGTACCAGGTATTCGTTATCAGGTTGAGTTCGACTCTGCCGATCTTCTCCGTGCCACGCCTACCGACCGTTACGCAACCTATGAGCGCGGCATCAAGAACGGGATTATTAACCCGAATGAAGCCCGCGAAAAAGAGGGGATGCCGCCGCGTGAAGGTGGCGACGAATACAGCCAGGCATGGAAGCAGGAAGTGAAGATCAGCAAAGACAGCAAGGAAGGTGACGAATGAGAGCCGGGAAGATGAAACGCCGCGTTACCTTCCAGAAGTCAGAATCTCATCGTGGTCCTCTCGGCGAGATTATTTATGAATGGTCTGATCTCGCCACCGTCTGGGCCGAGATTCGGACTATCAGCGGACGTGAGCGTATGTCCTCTGGTGCCATTTATTCTGAAGCTACCGTGCGCATCTGGACGCGCTACCGCGACGATATCACCACCGCCAACCGCATTCTGTATCGCTCACCGAATGTCCGGGGGCAGGTATACACCCTTGTGGCTGTCATTCCTGACGTTGATCACACCCGGCTTGAACTGCTCTGTAAGGGAGGTATTTCTAATGGCTGAGTTGATCGGTCTGGAAGAGGCGAAGCTGCATTGCCGTATCGATGATGACTATGAAGATACGTTGATTCAGGCGTACATCGAAGCGGCGCTGGAGGTCTGCCAGAAACATATCGGCAAACGGTTTGGTAACGGTCTGGAGTTTACCCCGGCTATCAAGATTGGCTGCCTGATGTACGTCTCCCAGCTGTATGAGTATCGCACGATGATTGGTGATACCGACACTAAAGAGATTCCGATGGCTGTCTCTGCGCTTTGGTCTGTCTACCGTGATGTGGGGGTGTACTGATGCCGTGGCAGCCACTGCGCCGGTGCACTGAGCCGGGATGCAATAAGCGGGTGAAGTCCGGCAAGTGCGATGAGCACAAGCGGGAAGCGTGGCGTGCTGAGGATGCCAGACGCGGCCACCGCCGCGCCCGTGGCTATTCAGCCTCATGGGAGAAGTACCGCGCTCAGTACCTTAAGCGCTATCCGCTGTGTGTTGAGTGCCAGAAGGTGGGGCTCTATGTGCCCGCAAAGATTGTCGATCACATCATTCCTGTCAACGACGGTGATGATGTTCTGTTCTGGCCTGAGTGGAACCACCAGCCGTTATGCCAGACACATCACAACCAGAAGACCACGCAGCAGGACCCGACCACCAAAGCGCAGCGCAAGGCAGGGCTGTACCGTGAGCAGGAAGAGCGTGCAGCACAGCGTAATGACTGGATGTATGAGGCCCGTGATGAATGAGAAAGATGTGGTGAATCTGTATCAGTCGCTGGCTCGCTGCCGTGATGGCTTTATGCAGACCCGTACCAGACGCAATGAGCGCCAGCCAGTGAAGCGCATGAGCGAACGTGATCGGGAGGTGATTGAGTGCTTCCGCAACCGCTGACAGGCCGCATGGCCGGGGTGGGGGAGGTTTTAAAGACAACCCCCCTGCTGCAAGGCACCGCCTGCCCCCTCAAATTTTTACGCACGGTGATTTTTTTGAAAATAAAAAAGACAGGAAAACAGTAAGTTATGGCAAGACCACCCAAACCGCCCGCCTACCTTGATGAAATTGCGGCGCAGCAGTGGAAAGCAAAGGCGAAGCAGCTGGCGGAGCGCGGGGATCTGACGCCTGCCGACTGGAACAACCTTGAACTTTTTTGCGTCAACTATTCGATGTACCGCAAAGCAGTGGAAGACCTTGCCAGCCGTGGATTCAGCATTGTAAACAGCCAGGGTGGCGAGAGCCGAAACCCGGCGCTGAGTGCAAAGGCCGATGCTGAAAAAATCATGATTAAAATGTCGTCGCTGCTGGGCTTTGATCCGGTAAGTCGCCGCCGTAACCCGGTAGAAACGGAAGAGGAAGACGAGCTTGACCGTCTGGAATGATTACGCAAACGCGATAAAAACAGGCGAAATTCCGGCCTGTAAGCGCGTAAAACAGGCCGTGGAAAGGTACTTTTCAGACCTTAACAACCCCCTTTATGAGTTCGATACGGCGACCGTAGAGCGGTTTGTTGCGTTCTCCCGGCTCTGTCCTCACGTCAAAGGCCCGTTGCGCGGGCAGTCTATCGAGCTGGAGCCGTGGCAGCAGTTCGCCTTTGCTAACCTGCTGGGCTTCAAAGTCAGAGATACAGGCCGCCGTAAGTACAGCAGCGCCTTTATTGAGGTGCCGCGCAAGAACGCCAAATCCACCGTGGCCGCCATGCTGGCTAACTGGTTTCTGGTGATGGAGAAGGGTCAGCAGGATATCTACACGGCGGCGGTGAGCCGGGATCAGGCCCGAATCGTATTCGACGATGCCCGCCAGATGTGTTTACTGTCAAAACCGCTGAAAAAGCGCGTCAATATTCAGGCGCATAAGGTCATTTTCCCGAAGAGCAATAGCCTGTTAAAGCCGCTGGCGGCGAAGGCGGCCACCATTGAGGGAACCAACCCCAGCCTGGCGATTGTCGATGAGTACCACCTTCACCCGGATAATGGCGTTTATTCCGCCCTTGAGCTGGGCATGGGCGCCCGTCCGGAGGCGATTTTGTTCGCCATCACTACAGCCGGGAGTAACGTTGTCTCTGCCTGTAAGCAGCATTATGACTACTGCTGTCAGATTCTGGCAGGAGAAGAGAGCAATGAATCGCTGTTTGTCCTTATCTATGAGCTGGACGACGAAAGCGAGGTTGAGCAGCCGGAAATGTGGATCAAGGCTAACCCTAACCTGCATGTGTCCGTTGACGCGGCGAAACTGGAATCCACCATCCAGAAAGCGCGGGGAATACCGTCGCAGTGGGTGGAAATGCTGACCAAGCGTTTCAATATCTGGTGTCAGGGCTCCACGCCGTGGATGGGGGCCGGGGCATGGGATGCCTGTGCGCTCGACTACACCGAAGAAGACCTGGCCGGAATGGAGTGCTACGCCGGATTTGACTTGTCCTCAACCAGCGATATCACCAGCGTGAGTTACGCTTTCCCGTTCGACAGGGAAATCCGGTTGCTGACCCGCCACTATCTGCCGGAAGCGCAGCTGCTTAACGTCGCCAACAAAAACCGCGCCATTTACCGCCAGTGGGTGAAAGCGGGCTGGATACGCACCACGCCCGGTGACTGTATCGACTATGACCGCATCCGTGACGATATTCTCCGCGACGCTGAAACCTTCAATATCCGGCTGGTGGGCTTCGATACGTGGAACGCCACGCACCTGCGCACCCAGCTGCAGGGGGCGGGCCTCGATGTGGAGCCGTTCCCGCAAACCTATCTCAAATTCAGCCCGGTAGCGAAATCCTTTGAGGTGTTCGTTAACCGTAAGGTGGTGCGTCACCGCGGTGATCCGGTTCTGGCCTGGGCGATTGGTAACGTGGTGATGGAGTCTGACGCCAACGCCAATATCAAGCCTAACAAAAAGAAATCCTCCAACAAGATAGACCCGGCTGTGTCTGCACTGATGGCGTTCGGCACCTTCCAGGCGGAGCACGAGGATTTTGCATTCGATATGAGCGCCAGCCACAAACAACGGCTGGCGACATTTAACGGTATCTGACAGGAGCGTGTATATGAATGAAGCAAATCAGGAAGTAATGACGACGATTCGCCTGGATGGCCCGCTGGGGAAACTTTTTGGAAAGATTCATCATCGGTTAATACGTACAACCGGCGAGGCTGGCAGGGCTCTTGCGGCAACAATTCCCGGGTTTGAGGCTTATATGAAATCCAGCAAGGCCCGGGGCCTGACATATGCGGTATTTCGTGGGAAAGAGAATATCGGGCAGGACGATCTGGATTATCCTCATACTGGGCGAGAAATCCGTATTGTGCCGGTGATTATGGGTAGTAAGAAAGCTGGTGCATTGCAGACTATTCTCGGGGCTGTTCTTGTTGTCGTCGGGGTTTTAGTCAGTACGTTCACCAGTTGGACCGTTGCTGGCGTTGGGGTTGGGGCAGCAATCACCGGCTTAGGCGCTTCTATGATGGCTGGTGGTGTGATCCAGATGCTATCACCGCAACCCGGCGGACTGGCCAGTAAGCAGGATGCTGATAACCGGGCATCCTATGCGTTCGGTGGCGTGACGAACACAGCAGCGCAGGGATATCCTGTTCCGGTAGGATATGGCAGACGCCGCATCGGTGGGGCGGTTATTTCGGCGGGGATCTACGTGGAGGATCAGCAGTGATGAATCAGATGCAGATGTGGCCGGAAGGTGAGACGTTTATCCGGGAGGTTTTGATACCGACAAAATATGAACCGCTGCCGGTACTGATAACCTTTATCGTTCCTCCCTTCGATGTTGTTGTGGAAACATGGCAGAACAAAGACCCGGAGAAAGCTTACCCCCTGTTTCGCCAGTTTATCGTTGACTGGGATCAGCAGGACAAACTGACTGATAATGTGCTGATGTCCTTTCTGGTGGGCTATCCCGGCACGGATAAGGCGATTTTCGCGGGGTGGTGCGAGCACATGAAAGCTGTACTGGCGGCCAACGAGCAACTGTTTAATATGCAGAGCCAGACAATTAACTGAGGTGCGGTATGCTAAAGCGAGAAACTTTAGAGGCTGCACTGATAACCGCAGCCAAATTGCAGGGGCATGAGCTTAACGGGCAGGACAATTTAGTGATCCGCACCCGCGTAGCAGCCTGCCTGGCTGCCAAGGAACGCCATCAGCAAAGAATGAATGCTGGTTCATTTCAATGGAAAAGACCAGCGCCACCACGATAGCCGGTGTAAAACCCTCATTCCCTTCATTTAGTTAAAGGAATATCGACGTGAATCCAAAATTAATAAAAGCGCTTGAGCATTTATGTATTGTGAACAACCTGTCTGCAGGAATGCTTGCTCATCCATTAGATGAAAGCCGGACCAAAGAAATGCTCAAATTTTTGAAAGGTGAAGGTGTGCCACTGGACCGCGAGGCTATTTACGCCTGGGCGATGGAAAAGGGTTGGCAACCGAAAAGCGCTAAAGAACTGGCTGATTTGGCTGGGAAGATTGATGAGGGTAAGCGAGTCGTCATCAAATATCCAGGTAGGCTAGGCGATAAAATTATTTCTGAAATAAAGGCTATGTGAGTGGTTACTGCTGTTGCTACGGCTGTGCAAAGGCTTCGGCGGTTTACTTAGCAATACTTCCCTGCGGTATCCTATAGGTATCCTGGAAAAGACTAAGGGCCTGCGATTTATCGCAAGCCCTTGATTTTTGGTGGCCCCTACTGGACTTGAACCAGTGACCAAGCGATTATGAGTTCCTACCGGAACAACCGAAAATCAATAGTTTGCGTTATTTATCATTGACATAGATTGCCACTGTTTGCCAATGATTACCCATTATTCGCCATTTCCACCGCCACTTTATCGCCACTCACCGCCAGTGGGTTGAGCTTAACGGCATCCTCTAAATGGTCAGGGGCAAAATGCGCATATCGCATCGTCATTTTTATGTCGGTATGACCGAGTACGCGTTGCAAGACCAGAATATTACCACCATTCATCATAAAGTGGCTGGCGAAGGTGTGGCGCAAAACGTGGGTAAGCTGCCCTGCCGGTAGTTCGATGCCTGTTCTTTCCAGAGCTGACCGGAACGCCCCATAACAATCACTAAATAACCGGCCTTTTTTATCATCAGGCAGAGACTCATAGAGCTCTTTGCTGATTGGGACAGTGCGGTTTTTTCTGCCTTTCGTGTTGGTGTATGTGATTTTGTATTTCGCGAGCTGGCTTTTTCTCAGACTCTCGGCCTCAGACCAGCGTGCGCCAGTGGCGAGACAGATTCTTACCACGGTTTCTAAATCAGGGTGGTCATGCCTTTTGCACTCTCCGAGCAGTTGCGAAATTTGGTCGTGAGTTAGCCAGGCCATTTCCATTTCTTCTGTGCGGAATGGGCGCATATTTTTCAGTGGGTTCTCACCCTTCCATTCTCCGAGGCGGTTTAGCTCATTGAACACCGCCCGGAAGTAGGCCAGCTCGAGATTAAGCGTGCGAGGCGATACCTCTTTCACCCTGTTTGAACGGGCATACTCACCTTTTAACCGTTTTTCTCGGTAGCGGGAAAACATCTGCGCATCGAAATCGCGTGCGAGTGGTTCGCCCATACACTCAAAAGCATGGTGCATGGCTAACTGGCGTTTTAAGCCGTCTTTCAGGGTAATACCATGAGCGCTATACCATGAATCAACCAGCTCTTTTAACGTGCGCCTGTCTTCCTTTTCTTCCTGCCACGGGTTTTGAACGGTGTACTGTTCAAACGCCAGTGCCTCGCCTTTAGTAGCGAATTTCTTTCTAATACGTTTGCCATTTGCACCGTTTGGGTAGAGCTCACAAATCCAGCCGCCAGCCGGATTTTTACGGACGGTCATTAGTTAACCTCGCTGTATACACCCACCACACGTCCCAACGCTTTAATATCATCAATGCCGCATTCGAAAGGAACTTTCCCGCCTGCAACGTGTAATTTTCTGCCGGGTAGTTTTGTTAACTCTCGAACGCTTATTGCTCCCTCAATGTCGACTAGCCATAAACCGTCAGACAATGATGCTTGCCTGTCCACAAAATAAATTTTCCCCTCGGAACGGATAGCCATCCCATCTGTGAGTGGTTTTGTGAAAAATTGGGCATCAATACTCAGTTGGTTGTCGGGTTTGAGGATTTCTTCACTTAATGTGAATCCCTCAATCCTTTTTGCGTCGCTCGATTCTCTATTATTTACAAATGCTTCCCCTTCTCCGGTAAGTAACCACCGAAGATTAGCACCTGTTTCAAGGGCGCAGTGAGCCGCAAAGTCATAGGAGATAGCGCCTCGGGTATACCTGTTGGACAGTGAACTGGATGCGATATCGAAGTGGTTAGCTAATTGAATTTTCTGAGAAAATCCGTACGCCTCGCAGATGCGGTCAAGTACATCTACGTTGCTCCATCCTAAAGAATCTATTCTCATTTCGATAAAACCTATTTACTATCTCTCAATTGGGAGATATATTTTGGCTAAACCCACGCAATTGATGGCAAGTGTTGGCAAACAGAGTCATATCAATTGCAAACTTTGGCTAATAGGGAATCATGCAACATGGCTTCTGAAATCGCAATCATCAAAGTGCCTGCACCAATCGTTACTCTGCAGCAATTCGCAGAGCTTGAGGGTGTTTCTGAACGCACCGCTTACCGCTGGACAACCGGCGACAACCCTTGTGTACCAATCGAACCCCGCACCATCCGTAAAGGCTGCAAGAAAGCAGGTGGCCCGATTCGCATTTATTACGCACGCTGGAAAGAAGAGCAGTTGCGTAAGGCGTTGGGTCATTCCCGTTTTCAACTCGTCATCGGCGCTTAATTCACTTTATGTGAATTGTAAGGATGCAACATGTTTGATTTTCAGGTTTCCAAACACCCCCACTATGACGAAGCATGCCGCGCTTTTGCGCAGCGTCACAACATGGCGAAGCTGGCCGAACGTGCGGGTATGAATGTTCAGACGTTACGTAACAAGCTCAACCCGGAACAGCCTCACCAGTTCACGCCGCCTGAATTGTGGCTGCTGACTGACCTGACCGAAGACTCAACCCTCGTTGATGGTTTTCTGGCGCAGATTCATTGCCTGCCATGCGTGCCGGTTAATGAGCTGGCTAAAGACAAATTGCAGTCTTACGTCATGCGCGCAATGCGTGAACTCGGCGAACTGGCGAGCGGTGCGGTATCTGATGAACGTCTGACCTCTGCCCGTAAGCACAACATGATTGAAAGCGTTAACGCTGGCATTCGCATGTTGTCGTTGTCGGCGCTGGCGCTGCATGCGCGTCTGCAGACTAATCCCGCTATGTCGAGCGTGGTCGATACCATGAGCGGTATTGGCGCATCGTTCGGGCTGATTTGAGGTGCGTATGCTGAAAAGTGAACCGTCATTCGCGTCTCTGCTCGTTAAGCAAAGCCCCGGCATGCACTACGGCCACGGCTGGATCGCAGGTAAGGACGGCAAGCGCTGGCACCCGAGCCGCTCACAGGCTGATTTACTGGCTGGCCTCTCTACTCAAAAGCAGGGGGAATCATGGCTATCGAAGCTGTTTCCGCGACTGTTCCGCTGAAAGCGGGTGAACGTCTGGCCGGTCTCAATCATGTGGCTGAATTGCGCGCGAAATATTGGGGCGATAGCTGGAAAGAGGTTGAGCGTTTTGTCGATGATATGCGCGATAAACGTGACCCACAATTTGAAGAAAATAATCGGGCGCTGGCCGCTATTTTCTTTCTGGCAAAAATACCGGCGGCTCGTCATGAGCTCGAATTAAGTGAGCTGACTACTGACGAGAAAAAAGCGCTTATTACAGCGATGAATCATTTTCGTGCAGTAGTGAGCTTATTTCCAAAACGGCTAACCATGCCGAATTAATCCAATCAGAAATTTAATGGCGTAAACCCGCCGGGCTTCTTATTGCCCGAAATCAGGAGAGTCAATTATGCGTAATACCGTAACCCGTAGTTTTAACACTGATAGCGATGCGCTGGCCGTATTGCTGACCGATGCCAAAAAAGAAGAGCGTAAAGACCGCGCGCTCGCTGTTTCCATCCGCCTTGAGGCGCTGGCTATCCATATCACCAAAGAGGGTATGAGCGGCACCGAAGCTGCCGAACTGCTGCGCCGTGAAGCAACCCGCTTTGAGAATGAATCACAGGAGCTGCACTAATGAAAACTAGCCACTTAAAGCCTAACCAGCGGGTAATCATTACTCGCAAAGACGGCTCTCGGCCACCTCGCCTCGGTACCTTTTTACGCCGTGATGGGCGTATGGCTGTCTTTTATATCGATGATTTCATCGGAATGCGTGGAGAAGACGACAAGGGAATAACCACCATTTCCATCAACAGCAAAGATTTTGAAGTAATAGCGGAGGAGAAGCGCTAATGGCCGACGCAATGGATTTAGCACAACAGCGCGAGCAGGAAGACCGCGAACGCCACATCAGCAACGCGCGCAGCCGTATCGCTGCACCTTCCCGTTTTCTCTGCGAGGAATGTGACGCACCAATCCCGGAAGCCCGCCGCATTGCGATTCCGGGCGTGGCCTTTTGCGTGACCTGCCAGCAAATCGCCGAGCTCAAATCAAAACATTACAGGGGCGTATAAATGGGTATTCGTATAGAAGTCGGCGACAAATGGGTTATTACCAGCGACCAGTATCAATTCATCCTGAATGAAAAGAAAGTCGTTAAATCAGGTAATAAAGCTGGCGAGGAATGGCTCGATACTATCGGATATTACCCGAAGATTAACCAGCTTATTTCCGGTCTGGTACATCATCAAATTCAAAACTCGGAAATTAAATCGCTCAAAGGCATGGCTGATGAAATTGAACGCATCGGCCACTTGTGCATTTCAGCATTTGGGGGAAAAGCGTGACGGCTTATTACAACGAGTTTGACCCATTTGCAGCGCAATGGCTGCGCAATCTAATTGATAGCGGGCTAATCGCGCCCGGTATCGTTGACGACAGGAGCATTTCAGATGTCACACCATCAGACCTTAACGGGTTTAAACAATGTCATTTCTTCGCCGGAATTGGTGGATGGTCTCTTGCCCTCCGCCTCGCTGGCGTCCCCGATGATTACCCTTGCTGGACAGGAAGCCCACCGTGTCAGCCATTCAGTACAGCGGGAAAACAACTCGGACGACTTGACCCGAGGCATCTTGCGCCGACATTCGTGCGGCTCATTAAACAGCGCCGCCCTACAGTCCTCTTTGGAGAGCAAGTTAAAGCTGCGATTGGGAAATACTGGCTCGATGATTTATTCGATGAACTGGAAAATGAAAACTACACCTGCGCAGCGTCAGTATTGCCAGCTTCAGGCGTCGGCGCTCCTCACAAAAGAGAGCGCATCTGTTTTGGTGCGGTCTTGGGCGACAGTAACAGCCAGGTCTGGAAAGGATTCAGGAAATCTGAGCAAGTCATTTTTCAGGAAGGATGGGCGTATGAGAAACGACACCCTTTATCGTCAAATGTGGCTTCACACTTTTGGTCTGACTGGCAACCCAACGAGGGTGCAGATGGTCAGATTAGAATGCTACCTGCCGGATATGGCGAGGCTTCTAATGGGATTTCCTCAAGAGTGGAGCTACTGCGCGGTTATGGGAACGCGATAGTTCCACAACTTGCCGCCGAGTTTATCAGCGCATTCCTTGAGAGCTGCGGAGAGCCATTGTGAGGCTTGAGTATGCTTTTCCGTGGAATGCACCTCGACCGGCAATAGCCAGCCCATATCTTACCTATGACCAACAGTATCGCCGCGACCGTATGTTCGCGGCTTTGCTGCATGCGAGAAAAGTGCTTTCTCTCCAGCCCGAGTGCGTGCGCTTTGACGTTTATCGCACCGCTGCGGTGCTGGAGCAAAATCAGGGCAGTCAACGAGCCAATGCCTTTTTAATCAGCTTCTGTAAAAAGGCATTACCACGTCTTGAACTGGTCGCAAAAAAATACGAGTGCGCGGGTATCAACAGCAATGTATCAACCGCTGTTTTTGGTGGTCATTTTGATACCCAGCTTATGCAATATCTGGGGTCACGTATGGTCAATATGGTCGCCAGATATAACCGCCTCCCTGATATGTCGCGCGCCGATATTGACCTGCTGGCCGCTGATATTGCTAATTTCATTCGCGCTGAACTTGCCGACATTGATGACACCGGATTTAGCGAGCTTAAAACGCTGTACACCTGGTACATGCGCGCCGGTATTATTTCCCTGCAATTCAGCGTTAATCCGCCGCATTGGGAGCGGGTGACAAAGAAATATGTCGGTGAGGATGAAATCGCCCCTGCCATCACCCGCATGTTTAATGAGGTTTGGTGGCGTGGCCGCTTGCGACGCATTGCGGCTGCATGGCGTGAACATCTGCAAATCGCAGTCGGCAATGTCAGCAAAAAACGACACGCATACGCGAGTAAAAACTGCGTGACCGACTGGCGCGAGCAGAAGCGCCGCACGCGTGAATTTCTCAAGGGGCTGGATCTCGAAGACGAAGACGGCAACCGCATCAGCCTGATTGAAAAATATGATGGCTCGGTCGCCAACCCTGCGATACGTCGCTGCGAGCTGATGACCCGCATTCGTGGGTTTGAAAATATCTGCAATGAGCTCGGTTATCTCGGGGAGTTTTACACCCTGACCGCACCGTCTAAATATCACGCCACCACCAAAGCAGGCTACCGTAACAGCAAATGGAACGGTGCCAGCCCGTCGGACACGCAGAGCTATCTAACCGGCCTTTGGGCGCGCATACGTGCCAAGCTGCACCGGGAAGAAATCCGCATTTTCGGTATACGTGTTGCCGAGCCTCATCACGACGGCACGCCGCATTGGCACATGCTTATGTTCATGTTGCCGGAAGATGTCGAGCGCGTGCGCATCATCATCCGTGATTATGCGTGGGAGGAAGACCGTCACGAACTAAGAAGCGATAAAGCCAAAAAGGCTCGCTTTCATGCCGAGGCCATTGACCCGGAAAAGGGCAGCGCTACCGGTTATGTTGCTAAATACATTTCGAAAAATATCGACGGCTATGCTCTCGATGGTGAAACCGATGACGAAAGCGGTGAGCTTCTGAAAGAGACAGCCCCCGCCGTATCAGCATGGGCGGCGCGCTGGCACATCCGTCAATTCCAGTTTATCGGCGGTGCGCCGGTGACGGTCTACCGTGAATTGCGTCGTCTCGCTGATACCGAGACCGCGCACGGTCTGAGCGTTGAGTTTGCCGCCGTTCATGATGCCGCTGACGCTGGTGATTGGGCTGGTTATGTTAATGCGCAGGGAGGCCCGTTTGTCCGTCGCGATGATTTGCAGGTGCGCACGCTGTATGAACAGCGCGCCGAGTTTAACCAGTATGGTGAGGAAACCGTCTGCATCCGTGGCGTGTACGATTCCGCTGTCGGTGCTGGCACCCCGATTTTAACCCGGCTAACGCAATGGAAAATTGTGCCGAAGCGTGCCGTTGATTTGGCCGTTGATGTTAAGGGCGCTCCTGCGCCCTCTCGGAGTTCTGTCAATAACTGTACGGGAAGCGAAAGCGATCCACCGATACTCGATTTAACAAAACCGCTCAGTCGGCGTGAAAGACGAGAGTTGACGAACCGACTCAGGAAGAAAAAGCCAACAACACGGCGAAAATTCATCCACGGAACGGATAAGCAAAATGTCGCTATAACGAAAACTATCGACGAGATACATCTAACAACCGGCATCACAATCAGCCGGGGAGAAGCCCTGCACCTGATGGCCGGTGGTAAAAGTTGTTTTAACGGTCGATGGGTGCGCGGAACGTCAAAAGGCGAAATCTTTGCTGCTGCCCCTTCACATCATGCGCGAGCCCGGAAAATCCTTAATCGTGTTGCGGCTTTAGCTGAGATGGCAACGAAAATGTAACCGCTAATATTCATCCATATCATGTACATACAGTGTATTTAACTGTGATTTTTTTCTTCACACCTTTTGCCAATACGTGCTACTGTATGTTTATACAGTATCTCGTAGTGGAGGTTGTGTGGATAGAGAGCTAAACGAGCACGTTATGATTGAGCGGGTCGAAATGATTGCGCGTCTGACTGCTGAAGGTACTTGTCAGGAAAGAGACCGTGAAATCGCATTGAATCTAATTGCGGAAATAGCAAGAGGCAACCTAATGAAAAATAATAATTTTTCTGTTGTTTTTTCCGCGCCGCCTGTTGGTGAAACATTTGCAAAGGAGGGCAAAGTGAAAGTAAATATCACGTTGGATAAAGACCAAAAAATCGGCCAGCCGGTAATTGATGCTTTTCAGTGCGAATTGACCAGGCGAATACAGTCCGTTTTCCCGTCAACGCGCGTTACTGTTAAAAAGGGATCCATGACCGGTGTCGAGCTGATGGGGTTCGATAAAGATTCAGACCGCGAAGCGCTGGATAGTATCCTTCAGGAAGTGTGGGAGGATGAGAGCTGGCGTTAATCCCTGAAAAATGTGCAACCATCGACCCCATGTTTGATAGCATGGGGTTGTTTTGTATGGGGATTACACACAAAGGAAAATCATGGATACCGTAATAGCATTTTTATCTCTGGCTCTCTTTATTGCTTTTATCGTCGGGTTAATCAAGCCGTCACTGGTTCGAATGCCGAGCCGTAAGCGCTCCAGTGCGGTTTATCTCGGTGGCTGTCTGGCGCTGGGCGTTATTGGTTCAATCTTATGGCCGACTGAAAAACCTCAGCCGGTGGCAAAAACTGACGTACCGGCGGTTAAAGCGGAACCGGCTACGCCAACGTTTAAGTACGCAGATAAAACCCTCAAAGAATATCGCAACGAGCCAAAAGAAACCCGGCACGAAATCGTTAAAGACTACGTTGGATTCAAAGGTGTGCAGGCCAGCGCTACCGATGTTTTTTATGCCTGTATGAGCGAATACACTTTTACTAAAGATGATGCGTTAAAGCTCGGTGATGTGTTGGGGTGGTGTTTCAACGACTTCGAGAAGGATCCACAATCTCTGAATAATAAAATCAACCTTGACGCATTTCAGGGTAATTTTAGCGGTTGGGATGGCTCTTATCGCCCGTTAGAGAAGCTGATAAAAGCCAGTATGAATGATGATTCCTCTTATAAACATGTTTCAACGGTCTACCATCTGATTTTGAATAAAGACCCGCATGCCGTTGTAAAAACAACGTTTCGCGGCACTAATGCTTATGGTGGCGTGGTCAAACAGACCGTAGCGGCACGCGTCAACGTGCGAACGGGCGAGGTCGATTCAATACTCGACAATTAAACATGACAAACGCCGCCGGTGCTGAAACTCGCTTTCAGTGCTGGCGGGGTTGAACAACGAGCCCCGCGAGGCGTTAGCCTGCCCCGTTGAGACCGACCCAAACCGGCACGATTAAAGCCGGTTTTATTATGCCATTTTTCCGCGATTTCCACGTTTTTTAGCCGTGCATGCAACAGGTGCATGGTTTTGCATGCGTCAGGCTTGCACGTTCTGGCCGTGCGCCGCCAGAGCTGGTGCGGATCCAGAGTGGTCATGCAACTGCATTAAAACCGACCCATAAAGCGGGCAGGCGTGGCGGGGAAAGCATTGCGCGCCAGCGGTGGTGCGTAATAATAAAAATTATCGTCTGAGCGCGTCGTGATGGCGCTGTCGTGATTGTTGTCGGCTCGTTGGTGGTCGGGTGTGGTCGTGCGCGCGTCGCGCGTCTGAGGCGTGATGGTGGCGGGGTATGAAAAAGCCGCCATGCTGGCGGCTTGAGGGGGATTATTCCGGGTTGTCGAGGGTGTACTCTTTGAATCTGATGACCTCCATGCCGAGCCAGTCGTTTACCTCCCTGAACCTGTCCTGTAGAGGAGACAGCTCGTTACGCACGAATACCTTTGCTACCTTCTCAACGTCACCGAGTGAGCCGATGTTCTCGGGCTTGCCGCCCATGAGCTGGAACGGTACACGGTGCGCGTCCATCAGGTCGGCGGCGCTGGCTTTCTTGATGTTGAAAAAGTCATCCTTTGTGGCGACCTCGCTCAGAGGAACGATTTTTATGCCGTCCGGTTTTCCGCCGGGGGCGTAGAAAAACAGGTTTTTAAAGTTGCCAAGTCCTTTCGAGTTACGCATCGCCTCGCGCAGCGATTCGACGTCGGTCGCGCTCTGTGCCGGGTCGGTCACGTACATGATGTAACCCGCATGCGCGCCGTTCTGGTAATACTTGCGGCGGAACAGCGTCGCGGATTCATTCAGCCAGGCGGAATTAAGCGCGCTGAGATATTCGGGCAGGCCGTAAATTTCCTGATTAATATCGGGCTCCAGCAGATGAAACACGGTATCAGGCGCGAATTCATGCGGTAGAGTGAAGTTTTCCACAAACCAGAAAATCGAATCGTCGACCCCGCGCCGGGTGTATTTGGCCGGTGAGGCCAGCAGCTTGATTAACTGCCCGGTGACGCTGTGGCGCTGCTCAAGAAAGGCGTTGCCGAATACCAGATAGTCGAGCGCAAAGCGGCTGAAATCCTGACGGGACAGCAGCGGGTGCGGAATGTAGGTGCTCGCGAGCACGTTGCGCTTAACGTAAATCGGTGAGCTGTGATGTACAGCAGAGCGCAGGCTCTTTGCCAGCCCGGAGAAGCTGACCGGCGGCTCGTACCATTTGCCGTTACTGATGCACTCGACGTAATCCAGAATGTCGCGCTTATCGAGTACCGGCACCGGCTCGCCAAAGGTGAACGCCTCCATTTTTTGTGGGGCGCTGGCGGTCGTAGCGACTGTTTTGCGTGGCTTGCGCTTGCTCATGCTGCCACCTCACCCGCTGCTACAGCGAAAGACCAGTCGCAGCCAAACAGCAGACGATAATCATCGTCGCTGTATTCGCGTTTAATTTCCTCAGGCGCAAAGAGATTGCATCCGCGCTGGCATGCTGCATCCAGAGTGACCGACTGACGCCAGACACCATCTGTGCAAAATACGCTGTCACCGGTATTGATTAGCGGTGACGGTCGGTGCTTGCGGGTTGTGCCGTTCCATACCCTGAATGCTGCGTAGCTGTCTGATGGTGTGGTGAACATCGTCAGATTGTGGCGCTTATGGCAGGCGATAGCCGCCACGACTTTTGCCGCTCTTAGCGGATTATTGAACCATCCGAACTCATCAAGGTAGACATTACCCGCCAGCGCGGCGCAGTGGGACTCCTCGCCGACAAAGCTGATAACCGCACCGTCGTCGAGCTGCAGGCTGTGGCCGTTGCTCGTCAGACGGACGCCGACGCGCGCCGCAAGGTTATTCATGTACATCAGCGCCACGCGCGCCTGCTCAATGGTGTGAGCAAACCAGACCTGATTATCGCCCGTTGTCAGCGCATCGAGCAGCGCCTCACGACTAAAGAGCTGCGTTGCGCCAATTTGGCGCGATTTGGTGATGCTGCGGTCGATATTGAGTTTCCCGACACGCAACCATGTTGCCTGATAGTCAAAGCTGTCATTGTGCAGAATATCGGCCATTGCCTGAATCTGGCTTTGTGAGAAAACGTTATTCTTCATTAATTAAACTCCAGAATAGATTTAGGCTGCATGCCGCTACCGGCGGAAAGCGGTTCGTTTAACAGGGCGTGCATGGTCGCCCATGCGATATCGGCGTGACTGGCTTCCTCGGTGCGGCTGGCCTCATAGGTGGCGCTGCGCCCGCTGCTGGTCATGGTTTTGCGGATGGACATAAACGACTGCGTGACGTCGGTCGCCCCGGCGTCGTATTCCAGACAGCCGCGGCGAATGGTGTCTTTTGCCTTGAGCACCATCGCGGTTTTCATTTCAGGCGTGTAACGGATGCCGCGTGCCGCCGGGTAGAATGAGCGCACCAACTGGAATACGCCGAGGCCGAGGCCGGTTGCGTCAATGCCGATGTATTCGACGTTGTATTTCTCGGTCAGCTTGCGGATGCCCTCTGCCTGCGCGGCAAAGTCCATACCTTTCCACTGGTGCCGTTCCAGCATGCGGAACTTGCCACCCGAGACCACCGGCGGCGCGAGTACAACGCACCCGGCGCTGTCGCCGGTGTGCGACGGGTCGTAGCCAATCCAGACCGGGCGCGAGCCGAACGGATGGTCGGCGAACGGGGCAAAGTCCTCCCATTCTTCCATCACGTCGACCATGCAGCGCTGCAGCTCCTCGAACGGGAATACCGACGCTTTATCGTCGACAAACTCGCACATAAACAGGTTTTTAAAGTCCTCATCACTGTTTTCGCGCTTGAGCTGGTCGAGGTCGAACAGGGTGCAGCCACCGGCAAGCGCGTCCTCAATGGTGACAATCTGCCGCCACTGACCATCGTCGCAGAGCTGGCCACCGGCGAGCGCGCTGTGACTGATGTCGATTTCGATGCGGTCGGTAATACGGCTGCGCCCCTTGTTGAACAGCTCGCCAGACCAGAAAGGGTAAGCGCCGTGCGCCAGCGTGGAAGGTGTCGAAAAGTAGGTCGAGCGCAGGTGCTTCTGCGAGGCCATGCCCGACGCGACTTTGCGCAGCTTCTGAAAATTCGGGATCCAGAATATTTCATCGACATACAGGTCGCCGTTATGGCTCTGCGCGGTGTTGGAATTGGTACCGAGAAAAATCAGCTTTGCGCCGTTGTTGCCGATGACAATCGGGTCGCCGGTCAGGTCGACGTCGACCAGCCGCGCAAACTGGATGATGTACTCGCGGAACACGTAAGCCTGCGTTTTACTGGCCGACAGAAAGATTTGGTTATGGCCGGTCTTGAGCGCGCGCAGTAGCGCCTCGCGGGAGAAATAAAACGTCGCGCCAATCTGTCGGGATTTGAGAATGTCGCGAATACGGTGCGCCAGCCCTGCTCGGTACCACTGCAACTGGTACTCGAAAGACTGGTCGAAAAATAGTTCCTCCAGCTTCTCGATAGCCTCGTCGCTGAAAAAGTTCTTTTTCGGCTTCTTACGCTCGCCCTTGTTGCGGTTGGCGACATTGGGGTTGAGGTCGACCTCGTTGCCGGTCTGACTGTAGCGGTTAACGCGCGCCAGTCGCTCAATCTGCCGCCCGAGCAGGTCAATCTCTTTGAAGTCGCCGCCTGATTTTTGCGGCTTGGCGATGAGCTGTATCAGCCTTGCCTCAAGGCTGCTTTCAACGCGGGAAATCGGTGCGATGCCGTCCCAGCCGTCGCGCTGCTTCCAGCTCTGCACGGTCGGGCGCTTAACCTGCAGCATTTCGGCAATCTGTGGCACGGAAAAGCCCTGCCAGTAAAGCAGCGATGCCTGTCGTCGCGGGTCATGCAACAAGGTTGTATCGGTGGAAATGGTCATTGATGCCTCGCCGTAGTGGGTTCAGGGCAAGGCTACTTAATGGCCGTCGGTGATTCGCTAAGGTGCTGTTGTGTAGGCGGTTGTCCAGTCGTCATTGGTGGTCTGGCGTGTCCTGAGTCTGGAAACTGGCGTTGACCAGTAACCCCAACCTCAGGACTCCTGACAATGGCAAAAAAAGTCTCAAAATTCTTTCGCATCGGCGTCGAGGGTGATACCTGCGACGGGCGTATTATCAGCGCCAGCGATATTCAGGAAATGGCCGAATCGTTTGACCCTCGTGTCTTCGGTTGCCGCATTAACCTTGAGCATATTCGCGGTCTCTTTCCAGATGGCGACTTCAAACGCTTAGGCGATGTGGTTGAGCTGAAAGCCGAAAAGATTGACGACGATTCTGCGCTTAACGGCAAATGGGCGTTGTTCGCCAGAATCACCCCGACCGATGACCTGATTGCAATGAATAAAAAATTGCAGAAGGTCTACACCTCAATGGAAATTCAGCCGAATTTTGCCAATACCGGCAAATGCTATCTCGTCGGCCTTGCGGTCACCGATGACCCGGCGAGCCTCGGCACTGAATACCTCGAATTCTGCCGCAACGCGAAGCACAACCCGCTGCAGCGCTTTAAGGCTAACCCTGAAAACGTCTTTTCCGCCGCCGCGCTGGCCGAGCTGGAATTTGAAGACGTTCCCGACACGGTGCTCAACAGTCTGGCCGATAAGGTGAAAGCCATTTTCAGCCGCAAGCAGGTCAGCGACGATGCGCGCCTGAATGATGTGCATGAAGCCGTGACCACCGTCAGCGAGCATGTGCAGACCAGCCTGACCAAACAGGACGAACGCCTTTCCGCTATGGAAACCGCGTTTGCCACTTTCAAACAGGAGCTGACCGGCAAGGTTGAAGAAACCAGCCAGGCATTTTCCGCCCTGAAAACCACCCTCGACAAAACCGAAAGTTTCAGCCAGCCGCGCCGCACGAAAGCCAGCGGCGGCGGTGGCGATGAGCTGCTGACCGACTGCTGATAAACCGCAGGCCGATACCGGGCGGCAACCCCGCCCAATGCTGTGACTAACCGATTAATTCAAACAGGAAATACTATGCGTCAGGAAACCCGTTTTAAGTTCAATGCCTATCTGACCCAGCTCGCCAAACTGAACGGCATCAGCGTTGATGACGTCAGCAAAAAATTCACCGTCGAGCCGTCCGTCACGCAAACGCTGATGAATACCGTGCAGGCGTCATCCGCGTTTCTGCAGATGATTAATATTCTGCCGGTCGCAGAAATGAAGGGTGAGAAAATCGGCGTCGGTGTGACCGGCACCATCGCCAGCACAACTGACACTTCGGGCGACAAAGAGCGCCAGACCGCAGATTTCACCGCGCTTGAGTCCAACAAGTACGAGTGCAATCAGATTAACTTTGACTTCCACCTGACCTACAAGCGTCTCGACCTGTGGGCGCGTTTTCAGGACTTCCAGCGCCGTATTCGCGACGCTATTGTCCAGCGTCAGGCGCTCGATTTCATCATGGCCGGGTTCAACGGTACCACCCGCGCTGATACCTCAGACCGCAGCAAAAACCCGATGCTGCAGGATGTGGCCGTCGGCTGGCTGCAGAAGTACCGCAACGAAGCCCCGGCGCGCGTGATGAGCAAAATCACCGCTGAGGACGGTACCGTTATTTCTGACGTGATTCGCGTTGGTAAAAACGGCGACTATGAGAACCTCGACGCGCTGGTGATGGACGGTACCAACACCCTGATTGACGAGATTTATCAGGATGACCCGAAACTCGTTGCCATCGTTGGCCGTAAGCTGCTGGCTGACAAATATTTCCCACTGGTCAACAAACAGCAGGAAAACACCGAGTCGCTCGCGGCGGATATCATCATCAGCCAGAAGCGCATCGGCAACCTGCCAGCCGTGCGCGTGCCGTACTTCCCGGCGAATGCGGTATTCGTGACCACGCTGGAAAATCTCTCTATCTACTTCATGGATGAGAGCCACCGCCGCAGTATTGATGAGAACCCGAAAAAAGACCGCGTGGAAAACTACGAGTCGATGAACATCGACTATGTGGTCGAGGCGTATGCCGCCGGGTGTCTGCTGGAAAACATCACCCTGGGCGATTTCACCGCACCTGCAGCACCGGAAAGCGGAGAGTAATCCCATGACGAGCCCCGCACAGCGTCACATGATGCGGGTCTCGGCCTCTCAAGCCGCGCAGCGGGAAAAAGCCCCGCTGCGCCACGCAACCGCCTACGAGCAGATGCTGGTAAAGCTGGCCGATGACCGCCGCACGTTAAAAACCATTCGTTCAAACGAACTGAAAGCCGCGAAAAAGCGTGAACTGTTGCCGTTCTATGCGCCGTGGGTTGCCGGTGTGCTGGCTGATGGCCGTGGCGCGCAGGATGACATTGTCATGACCGTCATGCTGTGGCGTCTCGATGCTGGTGATATTGCTGGCGCGCTGGAAATTGCGCCCTACGCGCTGAAATACGGCCTCACCTCTGACCATCGACGCACCACACCTTACATGCTGGTTGAGGAGGTGGCGCTTGCGGCACTACGCCTGCGCGATGCCGATGAGCCTGTCGACCTCGCATTACTGCTGACCACCCTCAGTCTGACCGACGGTGCTGACGTTCCCGATATGGTGCGCGCCCGCCTGCATAAGGTGACCGGCCTGACCCTGCGCGATGCCGGTCAGAGCGCCGAAGCGCTGGCGCAGTTTCAGCGCGCGATGCAGCTCGACCGTAATGCCGGTGTGCGCAAAGAGATTGAGCGACTGGAGCGGGCATTGAAGCCAAAGCCAGAGGCAGCCCCCCGTAAAACGACTAAACCGCGCACGCGCAAACCTGTCGCCAAACCGGCGGCAAAGCGCGGGCGTCCACCAAAGGCGGTAAAAACCGCCGGTTAACTGAACGCTCCCCGAGCCGGGCGGCACGCCGGTCAAAGCGGGTTTTGACCCTGACGGCGACCGGCGTCCACCGCCCAACCTAATGAGGTTGTCATGACGACAGTAATACTGAATCAGCCCGACGAACCGCAGGACGTACCGGGCGTGGTGATTCCCGCACCGGAGACGGGCGACGCAGTGATTAAAAATACGTTCTTTTTCCCTGATGTGGATCCGAAGCGCGTGCGCGAGCTGATGCGCCTTGAGCAGACGGTTTCCGATGCGCGCCTGCGCAACGCCATCAAGACCGGCATGGCGGAAACCAATGCGGAGCTTTACGACTACCGGCTGCGCCAGATTGCCGCAGGGTATAAGCAACTGGCCGACGTGCCTGACGCCGAGGAAATCGACGGCGAGAATGTGCGCGTTTTCCACTACCTCAGCGCCGTGACGGCGATGGCGACCGCCACCCTGTATGAGCGTTATCGCGGGGTTGAGGCCACCGGCAAGGGGGACAAAAAAGCCGACAGCGTCGAAACCACCATTGATGACCTGTGGCGGGATATGCGCTGGTCGGTCTCGCGCCTGCAGGATAAGCCGCGCTGCATCGTGGGTCAGCTCTGATGAAAGTATGGGCGATGCAGGGCGACACCCTCGACGCGCTTTGCGCCCGGTATTACGGGCGCACTGAGGGCGTGGTCGAGACGGTGCTGCAGGCTAATCCCGGTCTGTCTGAGCTGGGCGTCATTCTGCCGCATGGCACGGCGATTGACCTGCCCGACGTGGCATCGTCACCCGTAACAGAAACTATCAACCTTTGGGAGTAAACCATGACAGAAGGGGAAAAAGGCGTCCTGTCACTGTTTGTGATTGGCGTGATGATTGTTGTCGGAAAAGTGCTGGCAGGTGGTGAGCCCATCACCCCACGCCTGTTTGTCGGGCGCATGCTGCTCGGCGGTTTTGTCTCTATGGTCGCTGGTGTCGTTCTGGTGCAGTTTCCAGATATGTCACTGCCTGCCGTTTGCGGGATTGGATCCATGCTCGGCATTGCAGGTTATCAGGTGGTGGAAATTGCCATTCAGCGCCGCTTTAAGTCACAACAGGGGGATAGCGATGCCGGTCATTAATACTCACCAGAATATCGCCGCGTTTCTGGACATGCTGGCCTATTCCGAAGGGACGGCGACGCATCCGCTGACGAAGAATCGTGGTTACGACGTCATTGTCACTGGCCTTGATGGCAAGCCGGAAATTTTCACCGACTACACCGACCACCCTTTCGCACATGGCAGACCAGCGAAAGTGTTTAATCGACGCGGAGAAAAATCCACAGCATCAGGGCGTTACCAGCAGCTTTATCTCTACTGGCCGCACTATCAGAAACAGCTCGCATTGCCTGATTTCAGCCCGTTGTCGCAGGACAAACTTGCAATTCAGTTAATCCGCGAGCGCGGTGCCATTGAGGATATTAAGGCGGGGCGTATTGAGCGGGCAATTTCACGTTGCCGCAATATCTGGGCGTCGTTACCGGGTGCCGGTTACGGCCAGCGTGAGCACAGCCTCGACAAACTGGTCACCGTATGGCGCACCGCTGGCGGGGTAATGGCATGAAAATCCTGATTACACTTCTGGTGCTGGCTGTGCTCGGGCTGCTGTGGTTTCGCCATGAGAACGGCAATTTATCCCGCTCCTTTGAGACGGCAAACCGCGTCGCGAGCGAACAAAAGACGACGATTGGCATGCTGAAAAATCAGCTCAGTGTTGCAGGTCAGCTCGCCCGACGTAATGAATCCGCGCAGGTGGCACTGCGCGAACAGCTCGCAAAAGCCAGCGCAGATGCCAGCCGCCGTGAGCAGACGATAACGAGGTTACTTAATGAAAATGAAGCCTTTCGCCGCTGGTATAACGCTGCTCTGCCTGACGTTGTGCGTCGGCTGCACATCCGCGCCGCCTGCGCCAGCGCCGGTGATTGTGGTCAGCGGATGCCCGAGGGTGAGCCTTTGCCCGATGCCGGGAAGTGACCCGAAAACCAATGGTGACCTGAGCGCGGATATACGCCGCCTTGAGGGCGCGCTGACCGCCTGCGCGCTGCAGGTCAAAACCGTCAAACACTGTCAGGATGAACTCGATGCAGAAGCACAAAAGCCTGCGCAAAGCGCTGATTAACGCCGTGCCGCAGCTCCGAAACAACCCCGATATGCTGCGCCTGTTTGCCGACAACGGCCATACCGATTCCCGACTGGCGAGCTCGCTGTCGTTTGAAAAGGTGTACGTGCTTAACGTGGTGGTGACCGACTTCACCGGCGACCTCGATTTGATATTCGTGCCGGTGCAGGCGTGGCTGCGTGAACATCAGCCGGACATTATGACCACCGACGACGGGCGGGAAAAAGGATTCACCTGGATTATTGATATCAATAACGACGATTCGCTCGATATCAGTATCAGCCTGAGGCTCACCGAGCGCACGCTCGTCAAAGAGGTCGACGGCGCGCTGCATGTCAGCTATGCCCCTGAGCCGCCGCTGCCTGAGCCGGTAACGCGTCCGGTCGAGCTGTACGTTAACGGCGAGCTGGTGAGTAAGTGGGATGAGTGAGTTAACCGCGCTGCAGGAACGTCTTGCCGGTCTGATTGCCAGCCTGTCACCGGCGGCACGTCGTCAAATGGCGGCTGAGATTGCGAAAAAGCTGCGTACCAGTCAGCAACAGCGAATCAAGCGCCAGCAGGCACCCGACGGCACCCCGTATGCGGCGCGAAAGCGCCAGCCGGTGCGGAGCAAGAAAGGCCGCATTAAGCGCGAAATGTTCGCCAAACTGCGCACCAACCGCTTTATGAAAGCCAAAGGCAGCGACAGTGCGGCGGTGGTGGAGTTTACCGGCAAGGTGCAGCGCATGGCGCGGGTGCATCAGTACGGCCTCAAAGACCGGCCAAACCGCAACAGCCGGGATGTGCAGTACGAGGCGCGCCCGTTACTCGGTTTCACCCGCGACGATGAGCAGATGATTGAAGACGTCATTATCAGGCACCTCGGCAAATAACTATTGTGTGAACCACCACCGGAGCCGCGCGAATTGGCGCGGTTCCAGACCAGAGGCATCCTTGCACTATGAATACGTTATCCACGATACAGGAGCTCGCGCGCGCGATTCGCAACCTCATCCGCTCAGGTGTGGTGACTGAGGTTGATACCGTGCAGGGGCTGTGCCGCGTACAAAGCGGCGGGATCCAGACGACATGGCTGAACTGGCTGACCACCCGCGCCGGTCGTTCGCGGACGTGGTGGGCTCCCTCGGTCGGTGAGCAGGTGCTGCTGCTGGCAATCGGTGGCGAGCTTGATACTGCTTTCGTGCTGCCGGGTATTTTCTCCGACGATAACCCCGCCCCGTCTGCCTCGGCGGATGCGTGGCATGTGGTTTTTCCTGATGGTGCGGTCATTGAGTACGAGCCCGAGACCAGTGCGCTGAGGGTAAGCGGCATCAAAACTGCCGACGTGACGGCATCGGAGTCCCTTACCGCAACCGTGCCGCTGGTACTGGTAAAAGCCTCGACCAGTATCACCCTCGACACCCCGGAGGTGATTTGCACCAATAAGCTGACGACGGCGACGCTTGAGGTACAGAAAGGCGGCAAGATGAGCGGCAATATCGAACATTCCGGCGGGTCACTGTCGTCTAATGGCAAGGTGCTCCATACCCATAAACACCCCGGCGACAGCGGCGGGACAACGGGTGCGCCGATATGACAGTGCGCTATCAGGGTATGAACCGAAATACCGGCCTCGGCATCAGCGACACTGAGCACATCAGCCAGAGCATGCGCGACATACTGCTGACGCCGGTCGGTTCGCGGGTGATGCGTCGTGAATATGGCTCGCTTCTGTCGGCGCTGATTGATATGCCGCAAAACCCGGCGCTCAGGCTGCAGATTATGGTGGCGTGCTATTCGGCGATCCAGAAGTGGGAACCGCGCATCAGGCTTACCGCTATCAGCTTTGAGACCGGCGACGCTGGCGAGATGTATGTCGATATTACCGGGATGCGTACCGATACCGGTGCGTCAGTTTCAACCACTGTTTCACTGAGTTAAATCACTATGGCAACCGTTGACCTGAGTCAGTTACCCGTTCCCGACGTGGTTGAGGAACTGGACTATGAAACCATCCTTGCGGAACGCATTGCGACGCTGATTTCGCTTTATCCCGAAGACCAGCAGGAGGCCATTGCCCGGACGCTGGCGCTTGAATCGGAGCCGATTGTTAAGCTGCTGCAGGAAAACGCCTACCGTGAAGTTATCTGGCGTCAGCGTGTGAACGAAGCCGCGCAGGCGGTAACGCTGGCCTATTCCGCCGGTAACGACCTCGACGTCGTGGCCGGGAACAACAATACCGAACGCCTGACCATCACCCCGGCGGATGACACCGCTATCCCGCCGACGCCTGCCGTTATGGAATCCGACACCGACCTGCGTCTGCGCACGCAACAGGCGTTTGAAGGCCTGAGCGTGGCGGGGCCGGTCGGCGCATATGAGTATCACGGTCGCAGTGCCGACGGGCGGGTCGCTGACGTTTCGGTCGCAAGCCCGTCGCCAGCCTGCGTGACGATTACGGTGTTATCCCGAGAGGGTGACGGTACCGCCAGCCCTGATTTACTGGCGATTGTTGATAAGGCGCTGAATGCCGAAGATGTGCGCCCGGTGGCAGACCGGGTGACCGTCCAGTCAGCTGAGATTGTGCCCTACCAGATTGACGCGACACTCTACGTTTACCCCGGCCCCGAGTCTGAGCCCATCAGGCAGGCGTCAGAGCAGAAGCTGCAGAGCTACATCAGCGCGCAGCACCGCCTCGGGCGTGATATCCGTCTGTCGGCCATTTACGCGGCGCTGCATGTTGAGGGGGTGCAGCGTGTCGAGCTGGCATCACCTCAGGCCGATATTGTGCTGAGTAAATCGCAGGCGTCGAACTGTACCGAGTACCAGATAACTATCGGGGGCTCGGATGAGTGACCGGCTGTTACCCGTTGGCTCGTCGCCACTGGAGGTCGCCGCCGCTGCTGCGCTCGCAGAGATTCAGCGCGTGCCGGTACCGCTGCGCACCCTGTGGAACTGGCGCGACTGTCCGTTAAGGCTGCTGCCGTATCTGGCGTGGGCGCTGTCGGTCGACAGGTGGGATGAGAAGTGGCCGGAGGCGACAAAGCGCAGCGTCTGTGCTTCCTCGTTTTTCGTCCATCAGCACAAAGGCACCATCAGCGCATTGCGGCGGGTGGTTGAGCCGCTCGGCTTTCTGATTGAGGTGCGCGAGTGGTGGCAGCTCAACGAGGAGCCAGGCACATTCCGTCTTGTTGTCGGCGTGCTCGATAGCGGCATCACTGACGAAATGTATCAGGAGCTTGAGCGCCTGATTGAAGACGCCAAACCGGCAAGCCGTCATCTGACCGGGCTGGCTATCAGCCTGAGTACGACCGGCGAGCTGTATGTCGGCGCGGGATGTTACCACGGCGACGCGCTGACCGTTTACCCCTACACCCCCGAGGAGATTGTCGTCGGTGGTGGATATTACCCGGCCTCGGCCATCCATTTGATTGATAACCTGAGAGTGAACGCATGACCGCAAAATATCTTGCCATTCTGACCAATCAGGGCGCGGCGCGACTGGCGAACGCGGCGGCACTCGGTACCAGACTCAACCTGACGCAGATGGCCGTCGGTGATGCGAATGGTACGTTGCCGACCCCTGACCCGGCGCAGACGAAGCTCATTAACCAGAAGCGCATCGCACCGCTGAACCTGCTGACCATTGACCCGGCCAATACCAGCCAGATTATCGCGGAACAGATTATTCCCGAGAATGAGGGCGGTTTCTGGATCCGCGAGATTGGTCTCTATGACGACGACGGCATTCTGATTGCCGTGGCGAACTGCCCGGAGACCTACAAACCGCAACTGCAGGAGGGAAGCGGCCGCACGCAGACCATTCGCATGATTCTGATTGTGTCGAGCACGTCGGCCATCACCCTGAAAATCGACCCGTCAGTCGTGCTGGCAACGCGCCAGTATGTCGACGACAAAGTTATCGAGGTGAAAGCCTATGCCGATAGTCTGCTGGCCGCACACCTTGCCGCTACTGACCCGCACCCGCAATACCTGAAAATAACTGACATTGCGAAATATACCCCGGTCGGCGTGCCGCTCCCTTATCCGTCAGCGACGCCGCCGACAGGTTGGCTGAAATGTAATGGTGCAGCATTTGATAAGGTGAAATATCCAGGGCTCGCCGCAGTATTTCCGTCAGGGAATCTGCCTGATTTGCGCGGTGAGTTTATCCGTGGTTGGGATGATGGGCGCGGGGTAGATAGCGGTAGGGGGTTATTAGCCTCGCAGGACTCATTAGTCGCAGGGCATGCTCACTCGTTAGGCAGGATGTGGTCGTCATCAGATGAAACGAATAATGCCGTCAAGCATTTGGGTGTATCTAAAAACATTCACAACACAACGAAAGATAATATGGGTAATGGGATTATCGAGGATGTTGATAGCGCGTTAGGGATTGTAATTGGTTATGGTCAGGGCGGAAATTTTACGTCTACAACGTCGATAAAAAGCAATACAACCTCGACGGACAACAGGCCGCGAAATATAGCATTTAACTACATCGTGAGGGCGGCGTAATGGCAAAAGCAACGCTGAATAAAAACGGTATCGCCACTAAAGCTGGCGATATGACGGTCTATAACTTTGATGGTGAGACGCTAGAATATTTATCGGCATCCGTGGAATTTCTTGCTGTCGGCGTTGGTATTCCTGCTAACTCCTGCACCGATGCTCCCGTCGACGCAAAAAATGGTTTTGCTGTGTGCCGCGCGACCAGTCTGGATGGGTGGGATTATGTTATCGACCACCGGGGCGAGACGGTGTATGACACAGAAACCGGCCAGCCTGTCGAGATAACCGGGCTTGGTGATTATCCTGATAATGTAACCACCATCGAACCGCTGACGCCTTATGACCGCTGGAACGGTAGCGAATGGGTCACGGATGAGAAAGAACAGAAAAGCGCTCAGGTTGTTGAGGCGCAGCAGAAAAAAGCCTCATTGCAGGCCGAAGCGAAAAGCACAATCAGCCTGTGGCAGACTGAGCTGCAGCTCGGCATCATCAGCGACGATGACAAGGCCAGTCTGATTGCGTGGATGAAATACATTCAGGCGCTGAGCGCGGTCGACACTTCCACCGCACCGGATATAGAGTGGCCGGTGAAACCGGAGTAATGTGAGGCGGGCTGATGCCCGTCTTTTTTATGATTTGTTTATGTGCCATCGGCTATCCATCGCCGATAAATAGCCCCTCACCAGACCAGTCAGGACAATAACACTCGCCCACTAACCACGGAGTTAACCGGATGAGTGATTTTCACCACGGCACGCAGGTCATCGAAATCAATGACGGAACGCGTGTTATTTCTACGGTCGCGACTGCAATCGTCGGCATGGTCTGCACGGCCAGCGATGCGGATGCTGCGACATTTCCCCTCAACGAGCCGGTACTGATTACCAATGTGCAGAGCGCCATTGCCAAAGCCGGTAAAAAAGGCACGCTGGCGGTATCCCTGCAGGCCATCGCCGACCAGTCAAAACCCGTCACCGTTGTCGTGCGCGTTGCCGAAGGTACCGGAGAAGACGCAGAAGCGCAGACCATTTCCAACATCATCGGCGGTACGGATGAGAACGGTAAATACACCGGCATCAAGGCGCTGTTGACTGCCGAAGCAGTTACCGGCGTTAAGCCGCGCATTCTTGGCGTGCCAGGTCTCGATACGCAGGAAGTCGCAACCGCCCTCGCGTCGGTATGTATCAGTCTGCGCGCGTTTGGTTATGTCAGCGCATGGGGTTGTAAGACCATTTCAGACGCCATCAAATACCGCGATAATTTCAGCCAGCGCGAGCTGATGCTTATCTGGCCTGATTTTCTCGCATGGGACACCACCGCGAACGCCACCGCCACGGCTTACGCCACCGCGCGCGCTCTCGGTCTGCGTGCCTACATTGACCAGACTGTCGGCTGGCACAAAACCCTGTCTAACGTCGGTGTGCAGGGCGTTACCGGCATCAGCGCCTCAGTGTTTTGGGATTTGCAGGCATCCGGCACCGATGCTGACCTGCTCAACGAGGCCGGTGTCACGACGCTGGTGCGTAAAGATGGTTTCCGCTTCTGGGGTAACCGCACCTGTTCTGATGACCCACTTTTCCTGTTTGAGAACTACACCCGCACCGCGCAGGTGCTGGCCGACACGATGGCCGAGGCGCACATGTGGGCAGTCGATAAGCCCATTACTGCATCGCTCATCCGTGACATTGTCGACGGCATTAATGCCAAATTCCGCGAGCTGAAATCAAATGGCTACATCGTGGACGGTGAATGCTGGTTCGACGAGGAATCGAACGATAAGGAAACCCTCAAGGCCGGGAAACTGTATATCGACTACGACTATACGCCGGTTCCACCACTGGAAAGCCTGACCCTGCGCCAGCGTATCACCGATAAATATCTGGTGAATCTGGCCGAATCGGTCAACAGCTAAGGAGCCTGAAACAACATGGCACTACCCCGCAAACTCAAATATCTGAACATGTTCAACGATGGCCTGAGCTACATGGGCGTTGTTGAATCCGTGACGCTGCCGAAGCTGACCCGCAAGCTCGAAAACTATCGCGGCGGTGGCATGAATGGCGCGGCGGCAATTGACCTCGGTCTTGACGATGATGCGTTAACCGTCGAGTGGTCTGTCGGTGGCCTGCCCGATGTGGCGCTGTGGGCGCAATACGCCGCGCCGGGTGCTGATGCTGTGCCGCTGCGTTTTGCTGGCTCCTACCAGCGCGACGACACTGGCGAAATCATCGCGGTCGAGGTGGTCATGCGTGGCCGTCATAAAGAAATCGACGGCGGCGAGAATAAGCAGGGTGAAAACACCTCGACCAAACTGTCGACCGTCTGCACCTATTACCGCCTCACGATTGATGGTAGCGACGTCATCGAAATCGACACCGTCAACATGGTCGAGAAGGTGAACGGCGTTGACCGTCTGGAGCAGCACCGCCGCGCAATCGGGCTGTAATTCCCTGACCGGTCAGCACTGCTGGCCGGTTATTAATCCCCATTCAGAGCAGAGAAAAACATCATGGCAAAAGCACCACGTAAAACCGCTGAATTTGTTGATACGGCTGGCAATGAAATTGATACCGCAAACCCGAACGTCGTGACCCTCGATAAGCCGATTAAGCGCGCCGGTCAGACGATTGATAAAGTCACCCTGATTGAGCCGAACGCCGGTACCCTGCGCGGTGTCAGTCTGGCAGCGGTGGCGCAGTCCGAAGTCGATGCGCTGATTAAGGTACTGCCCCGCATGACCTATCCCGCGCTCACGGCGCAGGAGCTTACCGCAATGAACCTGCCAGATATGCTGTCGCTGGCCGCTAAGGTGATTGGTTTTTTGTCACCGGCTTCGGCGGAATAGACTTCCCGCCCGACCTGTCGACCGATGACCTGATGGCGGATATCGCAGTGATATTCCACTGGTCGCCATCAGAGCTCTATTCCCTGAGCCTGACCGAGCTCATCACATGGCGCGAAAAGGCGCTGCAGCGTAGCGGAAACCACAATGAGTAATAACCTGAGGCTTGAGGTATTGCTGAAAGCGGTCGACCAGGCGACCCGACCGCTTAAATCCATCCAGACCGCGAGTAAATCCCTGTCGGGTGATATTCGCAACACACAAAAAGGGCTGCGTGACCTGAATGGTCAGGCGTCAAAAATCGACGGATTTCGTAAGGCAAGCGCGCAACTGGCCGTAACCAGTCAGGCGCTCGATAAGGCGAAACGCGAGGCCGGTGAGCTGGCCGTGCAGTTTAAAAACACCACCAGTCCGACCCGCGCGCAGGCGCAGGCACTCGAAGCAGCAAAGCGTGCCGCATCTGAGCTACAGACGAAATACAACAGCCTGAGAACGTCGGTACAGCGCCAGCGCTCCGAGCTGATGCAGGCCGGTATTAACACCCGCACCCTGTCTGCCGATGAGCGTCGGCTCAAAACCTCCATCAGCGAAACGACGGCACAGCTTAACCGCCAGCGCGAGGCACTGGCACGCGTCAGCGCGCAGCAGGCGAAATTAAGCCGCGTGAAAGAGCGATATAAATCAGGTAAAGAGCTTGCCGGTAACATGGCCGCAGCAGGTGCTGCCGGGGTCGGTATCGCGACAGCGGGAACAATGGCCGGGGTTAAATTACTGATGCCCGGTTATGACTTTGCGCAGAAAAATTCCGAACTGCAGGCCGTGCTCGGGGTCGATAAGCAGTCGCCAGAAATGCAGGCGCTACGCAAACAGGCGCGTCAACTCGGCGACAATACTGCCGCCTCTGCCGATGATGCCGCCAGTGCGCAAATCATCATTGCGAAAAGCGGCGGTGACGCTGCTGCCATTCAGGCGGCGACGCCGGTCACGCTGAATATGGCGCTGTCAAACCGACGCTCAATGGAGGAAAACGCAGCGCTGCTGACCGGGATGAAATCAGCGTTTCAGCTTTCAAACGACAAGATTGCGCACATTGGCGACGTTCTCTCGATGACGATGAACAAAACCGCCGCCGATTTTGACGGACTGAGCGACGCGCTGACCTATGCCGCACCGGTGGCAAAAAATGCCGGGGTGAGCATCGAGCAAACCGCCGCAATGGTCGGTGCGCTACACGACGCCAAAATCACCGGGTCAATGGCGGGTACGGGTAGCCGCGCCATTCTCAGCCGCCTGCAGGCTCCTACCGGAAAAGCGTTTGAGGCTATTAAGGAACTCGGCGTCAAAACGTCCGACAGCAAGGGGAACACGCGCCCGATATTCTCCATCCTGAAAGAAATGCAGCGCAGCTTTGAGAAAAACAACCTCGGGACAAGCCAGCGCGGCGAGTACATGAAAACCATTTTCGGCGAAGAGGCCAGCTCGGCGGCGGCGGTGCTGATGGAAGCAGCCTCAAGCGGCAAACTTGACCGGCTCACTGCCGCGTTTAAAGCCTCGGACGGTAAAACCGAGGAACTGGTTAAGGTTATGCAGGATAACCTCGGTGGTGACTTTAAAGAGTTCCAGTCGGCTTATGAGGCGGTCGGTACCGACCTTTTTGACCAGCAAGAGGACTCTCTGCGCAACCTCACCCAAACCGCCACGCGGTATGTATTAAAACTCGATAACTGGATTAAAGATAACAAGGAGTTAGCGGAAACCATCGGCATTATAGCCGGTGGCGCACTTGCTCTGATTGGTATCATCGGCGGTATTGGTCTCGTTGCATGGCCGGTGGTCATGGGGATTAATGCCATTATCGCCGCTGCTGGCGTGCTGGGTACGGTCTTTACCGTCGCCGGTGGTGCCATTGTGACAGCGCTCGGTGCGATTACCTGGCCGATTGTGGCCGTCGGTGCGGCGATTGTGGCCGGGGCGCTACTCATCCGCAAATATTGGGAGCCCATCAGCGCATTTTTCTCGGGGGTGATTGG